GCGGCACAGGATTTTGTGTTTTTATGGACGATGACCGAGCCGGTAAAGTTTACCGTGGTGGGCGGGTCGGTGAGCGTAAGGCAGCAGGAGAAGTGAGACAGGATTCAGGATTCAGGATTCAGGATTCAGGATTCGGGATTCGGGCGTAGGGGCGCGATTCATCGCGCCCTATAACCATGTTTCTACGATTTGCGGTTCGTCGTGTTCATTTCGGGAAAAACAAATCAAACCTACGGGAATAACCGAACGGACATCTTCCAAAAGATCACAAACAATTAAAGGTTCGGCATCCGGGATTGGTCCAGATTTTCCGATAACAAAACGGCGAACTATCCATTTTTTTGGATAGTCGGTAGGATCGAAATAAACGGTGAAGGTTTCAAGCATTATTGAACATCATCTGTCACCAACAGATTTGCAAAACGTCCGATTGCCTTATTCGGCTTGGTGAAATCAGGCACCTCGGCAGTTCGTTTTTTATCAATGTCGGTTTTTATTTCGGACATCCCGATCCACATGCCATATTTTGTTTCCAATGTATACATGACGGCATCAACGCGATCAGGATGATGCTCAAGTGATTTACTTTTGTCACGTTTTGTATCTGCCTCTGGATTTGTATTAAGCATCCACGCTTCGGATACGAAAATCAGATATTCGGGGCGGAATTTTTTCGCAATCTGGGAAATCATTATGGATGAAAGAGATTTTGCTCGTTCATCACGAAAATCAAGCATTACTGGTTGTATCTCAGCAGACCGGCATAAAAAAACAATAGGTTGAAGATTCTCGTCCGCTGTAATTAGTTCGTGGCTTATCTTGACGATTGAATTTACAGTTTCTCTGAATTGTTCCGGTATGCAGTCTATTGTCATTTTTTCATCCTTTAATGTTTATTGGACTTGGCAAACAGCGGATTAAAATGGATTTTGCGCAATAGTTTCTGGATTGATTCGTCATTAGCAACCATGCTTGTTTCGCCCTCGGTCAATTGCCGCAGAATCAGATCATCATTGAATGCCATCAAATTGCCGCAATACAGACAAATCGTGATGTCACCCGATTTTGGTTTATCTTCATCGTCAACGCAAGAAGTGCCGTCAAGAACTTTTTTGCAGCTAGAGCAATACGAAGCTTTGATGCGTTGTGGTTGACCGAGCATTTATTTTTTCACCACTTGAGTAAAGTCTGACCACTGCTCTACGCGAAATGCGCGTATATCCCGAACGGCCTTGGGAAACCAATCCAAAGTGCGCAATGCCTGAATCGCTTCAAACAGAATCGCCATATCTTCATTCTGTGTCATATAAAGACTGCCTTGCACTCGAACATAGCTAAACTCAAACAGGATCGCGCCAATGTCAATATAGGCTTGCGACACACCTTTGGGATGGTGTTTTTCTGTTTCGGAAACAGTCAGGTCAAAGGCGATTGCGTACATTTTTTCCTTTCAGACCGGAAAATAGAGTTTGAGCGCAACCATCAACACGCCACCGACGACGATACCGAGCATCCATGTGATGAGACGAATGTCGGCTTTTACATCCTTTATTTCATCACTTAGCTGTCGCTCTACCTTGTCCAAATCAGCCTTTGTGGCAAGTGTATTGTCAATGGAATGGTCAAGTATTTCTTGCTGAACTTTTAGCAATGCTTCGGCCTGCACGGTCGGCATACCTGCCGTTTCAAGTTCCTTGATGAATTTGTATGTATCAAACGTAATTGTGCTCATGGCTAAATCATAACACAGGAAAAAACCGATGATCGAATTTTCCCGTTGTGCGTTTCAGTTGGTTGAGGAGAATTTTCATCTCATCAGGGAACACTGGGAAGAAGTGGTGCGCGATGAAAGACCGCTTGACCCATATTGGGAAATTTACCGCAGCACGGAACAGATCGGCAACCTGATTTGTTACTGCGCAAAAAAAGAAAATGAAGTGGTGGGCTACACCGTGTTCTTCCTGCAACCGGACATCCACAGTCGCAAGATCATCATCGCTTCAAACAATACCGTATTCCTGAAAAAAGAATGCCGCGAGGGTGGCGGCGGATTGCGTTTCATCAAATATTGCGACACAGAACTTGAAAAACTCGGCGTAAACAGAATTGCCTGGCACATGACGCCCTATGTGGATTTTTCCGGTGCGCTAAAACACATGGGTTACCGGCAGTTTGCCACGATTTATATCAGAGATATTGGAGCAAAAAATGTGTGATCCGATGACCATCATGGCAGGAGCAAGCGTTGTAAGCGGACTGATCGGTGCAGATGCAGCATCTTCGGCGGCAGCGACCCAGGCGGCAACCGGACAGCAAGCGATTACCGGACAACAACAGGCACTGGCCGAACAACGCAAACTAATGCAGCCTTACGTGGGCGCGGGCGAAACCGCGTTGCAGCAACTGGTGGCGGGTACTGCACCCGGTGGCGAGTTTGCCAAGCCTTATGAATTAGGCTCTGCGTTGCCGGAAATGGGCACCTTCAAGGCCGGAGAATCAGAGGCGCAAACATTTGCCCGCGACCAAGCGCTGAAAGCCATGCAGGAACAAATGCAGCGCGGCGGACAGGGGTTATCCAGCAATGCCATTGTGGGCGCCGGCCAAACCGCCGCCAAGATCGGCTCGGAATACGAACAACAGGCGTTCAATCAATGGTTGCAGCAGCAGCAGTTGGGCTATGGGCAAGCCTTGACCGGACGGCAAACCGCCTTGACCGAACAACAAGCCCAACGCCAGGCGCAACTTTCGCCGCTGGAATATCTCACCAATATCGGTCAAGCCGGGGCAGCAGGCACGGCAGGCGCGGTCGGCACCTCGGCGGGCAACATCGGCAACCTGCAAACCGGCATCGGCAACGTGCAAGCGGCAGGGCAGGTTGGGCAGGCTGGGGCATTGGCCGGCGGCATCGGCAATGTCGGGCAGATGATGTTTTTGCAGGACTTGCTGAAGCCGACGGCATCGGCAGTAACAACGAATCCGGCATCAAATCAAATCCCCACGCTGGCGACCGGACTGGGTGGAAGCACCCAAATGGGGACTGGTGGATATACCCAGATGCAATACCCCGGCACTACTTTTACGCTGGGACAGCAATACTGAATCCAAAATCCTGAATCCCGAATCCTGAATCCCGAGAGACCATCATGGCACTAGACCCTAACATCCCGCTTTCCATGCCCAAGCAACCTTCTCCTATGGAGCAGATGGGTCAGGCATACGACCTGGCCGGGGCGATGGAAAAACAGAAGTCCATGCAGGAACAGCGGCAGGATTCGGCCAACCTGCAACAGTACCTTAAGGAAGGCGGAAATCTGGATACGCCGGAGGGTTTAACCAAAGCAGCGGAATGGGCGAAAGGAACATTGTCGCCCGGCGGTTATCAGACCATCATTAAGGCCGGTCAGGAAAAAGAGGTAAATCGTCTGAAACAGGTTGAAGCATTGGCGAAACTGGATGAAATTAAATTCGGCAATATGCTAAAAACAACCGAAATTCTTACAAATACCATAGGGCCTTTGCTCACAGAACACGACCAACGTGCTGGTGCAACAGGCGAGGCAGGCGTTGGCAAGCAACAAGCGGCAGAAGAATTCAAAACCAAATTGCAACCCGTATTGCAAAATCTGGTACAGAACAAAGTTATCACACCAGAACAAGCCGCGCAACATGCCAATGACACGCCCGAACAGGCGCGAAGAGTGCTGGAAAGCACAACTTCTGGTCAGAAAATGTTGCAGGATGCCGAAACATTACGCAAAACCCGCGCCGAAGCATCGCAAAAAGAACTCGGCGATGAAGCAATCCGGCAAAACTTGGTCAAGCAATTCGGCGAAACCAGCCCGCAGGTTAAACGGTTCGATAATATGCAATCGGCGAAACTGGCGCATGAACAGCGGCTGGCGAAGGGAGTTGGACTTGGTGGTGTTGGTGGGTCAACAGGTTTACCTGCAAAAGGCTGGAAATTCGTTCAATCATCTGAAGGCATTTATCGCGCCAATCCAAATGCTGGTATTGTTCAAAAACAGGATGAAGAAACAGGGGAATGGTCGCAAGTTCTTGAAAGCGCAATGCCGGTTGAAGTAGTAGAAAAATTGGGCGGCGCAAAAGGCGTCAGTGCTATTACTGATCGTTTGAATCGTCGCACCATGACTGCGGCAGGCGAAGTATCGCGCGCTCTTAATATGGTAGCGATGATGCCGGTAGGTCAATCAGAAGGGATATTCAATTATGATAAACCGAGTGGAATTACAACAGCAATAAAACGTGAGATGACTTCGCAAGAAGCAATTGACTACAACGCCGCCACATCGGCAATGGCTTTGGAATTGACGACACTGCTGCGAGGCGGTATGCAGTTGAATGAAGCAGAAATAAAGGAAGTCAAGGAAGGTTTGACAGTACAACCTGGCATGAATATCGGAAATGCACGATTCAGATTCGCCAATACCGTATCAAAAGTTTTAACTGCTTTGGAAAATTTTGAGCCGACATCATCGCAACAAGCAGATCAAAAAGAAAAATACATCAAGGAATTGTCCAAATATCCAAGTCCTGAACAGGTTTATCAGGAAAACCGGACAGGTCAAGTTAAAAAACAAACAATGGCTGAGAGTTTGGCTAAAACAAAAGCAAAAGCAAAAGCGGAACCCAAAGAAGATTTTGCTGCCATGCTTAAAAGTCTTGGAGTAAAGAAATGACTGATTACACTCTGGACGAATTGGAAGCGGGTGTTCGCGCCGCGATGGGGAAAGGCGATACCGAGACAGCAAAAAAACTGGGAGCCGAATATGTCCGGTTAGAAGCTGAAGGGAAGCATGACGCGACCGAATACGCGCCAGCCAAGGAATCCATCCTTGAAAAAGGGGTGAAGTTTCTCACGGGAGCCAGTCAGGCAAAGCGCGAAATAGGTGGAGCAGTAGCCGAGCCGATTTTACAACAGGCGACCGGCATGATTGCCAAGCCGATTTCGGAGATCGCGGGTCTTGCCGCCACGGGATATGAAATGGCGACCGGCGGCGAAGGTGCGCAAAACATACCCGGCTTCCAAAGAGAACTGCAAGAAAAACTGACTTATCAACCGAAAACAGAGGCTGGCAAGTCTGCATACAATCCACTGACAGCCATTCCAATGGCGCTCGGAAAAGCGATTGGATTAGTCACGCCGGAAAAAGCTGCGGAGAGCGAAGCTCTTACCCTCGGCGGGATGGCGCGAAATATTGCAAGCGAGGCAGTGCCTCAAGCAATTGGACTGGCAGGAATGAAGACCGCGCCCAAAGCCGCTATTCCCGCGCAAAAAGCCGCAGAGTCATTACGTGCTGGCGCCGAGCGTTTAATGAAAAGTTCTTTGAAACCAACGGCGAAAGATTTGCTGAATGGCAAAGCAGCCAAAGCCATAGATACCATGCTGGAAAAAGGTATTCCTGCCACTCCGAAAGGAATAGAACAAGTTCGCGCTCAGATTGATGTTCTTAATGAGCAGATTAGAGACGTTATTGCCAATTCTCCGGAGCGAGTAGAAACGCAAAAATTAGTGCGTCCAATTGTTGAAAAATTAAAATATTTCAGAGAGCAAGCTAATCCAAATGCGGACATAAGTGCAATTAAAAGTTCGTGGAACGAATTCAAAAACCATCTTTTGTTGCAACATGAAACACCAGAAAAAATAATACCTGCAAAAGTTGATCCATATACAGGAGTAACCACTCCTGAAAAAGTTATTCCCGCCAGCGGGAAAGAAGATATGTCTATCCAAGTTGCGCAAGCGTTGAAGCAGGGCACCTATAAGCAATTAGCCAAGAAATACGGACAACTTGGAAGTGCGGATGTGGAAGCGCAAAAAGCGATTGCGCGTGGACTGAAAGAGCAAGTCGCAAAACAGGCACCAGAAGTTGTACCTCTCAATTTGGAAGAATCAAAACTTCTTAATGTTCTGTCAGTAGCGGAACGGCGTATTGTGATGGAGGCAAACAAAAACCCGATGGGATTGGCTTTGCTTACAAAAGACCCGAAAGCATGGGCCGCATTCATGGCTGATAGATCGGCAACTGCCAAATCACTTCTGGCGCGCATCATGAATAGAGCTTCAAAAAGAATGTCTGGCGCAGCATCAAGTGGAACAGCACAAAAAGCAATGGAAACCGCATCTGCAATGGCACCATCTCAAACTGACAAAGAACGTCAACCCAAACCCCTCGCGGAAGCCTTTCAATGAAACTCTTATTAGGTTATTAGACTATTCAAAAGCACCCATTTGGATGAATTCTCCTGTAGTGGAGTTAAATCGGAACTCGGTATAAAACATACCGTAGCCGATAACTTTTGCGCTTCCATCAGAACAATTGATATAAGAATAATTGTTCAAAAAGTTTTTTTCATCTTCATATTTGCCTTCGGTGAATTCAACGCCGAAATCCGTCAGTAATTGTTTTAATCGTTCATAATCCGTCATGGTTGTTACTCCTAATTTATTTAACATTGCATTATAGCGGATAGCACAAATATATGAAACTCCTAATCCTCGACACCGAAAACTGCGCACTCTCCTGGGCGTGGCGCGCGGCGGAGGCTGGGCATCAGGTGCGCTGGTTTGTGAAGCCGGAGGCGTTGGATGTGAAGGAAGTGGGGCGCGGGTTCCGAGGAATAGAGCGGGTGGATAACTTTGTGCCTTCGCTCAAGTGGGCGGACTTGATTATCGTGTCCGGCAATGACAAGTACATCGAGCGGCTGACGGCGCTGAAGAAACAGGGCTATCCGGTATTCGGCCCCACGACCGAATCGGCCAAACTGGAAATCTCGCGCAAGGCGGGGATGGAGTTGCTGGAAAAAGTGGGGATCGAGGTGGTGCCTTACGAAACCTTCAAGTCGATGGAAGATGCTTACAAACAGGTTGAGCAATCCGGCGAGCGGTTTGTGTTCAAGACGATGGGGGACAATGAGGATAAGTCGCTCACTTACGTTTCCAAATCCGCCGCCGACATGCTGACCTGGATGGACGGCAAGATCAAACAGAAGCAGCAGCCCAAGGGTGAGGTGATGTTGCAGGAGTTTGTGAAGGGTATCGAGATGGGCGTGTCGCGCTTCATGGGCAGCAAGGGGTTTATTGGCCCGTGGAACGAGTCGTTCGAGTACAAGAAGATGATGCCGGGAAACTACGGTCCGAATACTGGCGAGATGGGCACGATTGCCTATTTCACGCCGGATAGCAAGTTGGGTGATGATACGCTGGGCAAGTTGGAAGAGGAACTGGTGGGCATGGGACATACCGGCGACATCGCGTTGGGCTTTATGATCCCCGAAGACGGCATTCCGCGCCCGACCGAGTTTACCGCGCGCTGGGGCTGGCCGATAGGCAACATGATGCTGGCCGCTATCGAGGGCGACCCGGTGGTGTGGATGAAGGATGCGCTGGACGGCAAGGATACGACTTCATTCAAGCAGGACATCGGTTGCTGCCTGGTGCTGGCGCATGGCGATTTTCCGCGTGCGGAATTGCCGCTGGAACAGGTGCAGGATTTGCCGATTTACGGCATTACCCGTGGCAACAAGAAATACCTGCATCCGCAGAGCGTGAAGATTGATGTGATGCCGGACATGGATGGCGACAAGGTGACGCGCAGGCCGGTGTGGAATACGACTGAGCGTTATGCGCTGGTGGTGACAGGGTTTGGCAAGGATGTAAAGCAGGCATCGGAGCGCGCCTACAAGACGATGGGGCAATTGAACCTGGCGAACTCGATTGTGCGCGATGATGTGGGCGAGGACTTGAAGGAGAAATTGCCGCAATTGCACAAGATGGGGTATGCTTTGCATTGTTCTTATTCGGGTGAATAGCAATGTCTGATGACCTTCAGCGTGATGAAAACGAAGCACTCAAATATCAACTTGCAAAGCTCAGATTATGTGTCGCCAGAATCGCTCAAGCAGCTAAATTTCATAACCCGTATTTAGATGAGTTTTTGATGGTTGAAGATAAATTGCATCAAGCCTGTCATGATTACACAGATGGCTCCAATTCTAGATGGATTTCTTGTTGTTTACAAATCCGGCTTTTCGTAGAGGCTTTGGAACGCGAAGAAAAAAATAATGCAAAACGGGATAATTGAACCCGGAACTGAACGGGGAATGAATTTCGGATTTAATAATGACCTTTTTCGCGGGTATTTATGGAAAGAAGATAATCGAATTCTGCTTTCCTTGGTAATCAGTCTTGACGAAGGAAAAGGCAATCTGTCACGCTTGTTTGACGCCATTGAACATCTCGGATATGAAATTGCCGTGCCTACGCCAATGGGCAAGATGAAGGAAATTTTGCTGCATAAAAAGTTTGTGTCGTTTATTGAACATGACAATCGAATGGGTGCAGTTGAAGTTTGGATGCGTCAAAAAAGCCAATGAACATCGAAATCCAAACCATCCCGCCTGAAAAACAGCGTTACATCACGCTGGGCGACTGGTTTCATGTGGAACAGGAAAAACCGGAAGAGCGTGCGATGATTCGAGTTACCGAACTGGGCGATGACCGCTACAATTTTCTGATTGCTTTCCACGAACTGATCGAGATGGTGTTGTGCGAACAGCGCGGCATTTCTGCTGATGATGTGGATAACTTTGATTTGTCATTTGAAGGCAAAGGCGAACCCGGCGATCATCCTGCCGCGCCTTATTTCCGCGAACACCAGTTTGCCATGATGATGGAAAAAATCATGGCAAATGAAATGGGTGTGGACTGGACTGTATACAACACTCGTTGCGAATTGCAAAATCAATTGAACATGGATATTCAGGATAATAAGGATAAAACCCCCGTATCCTGACCATCCTGTTTATCCATGTAAGTCATTCAAGGCCGCTTTCGCGGCCTTTTTCTTTTTCTGCATCCCGAATCCTGAATCCTGATTCCTGGAGAACTCCATGCCTTCATTCCTATCTCCCGTGTTTGGCGCGGGTGCGCAGTTATTTGACAATCAGGGGCGCGTGCTGGCCGGGGGGAAGATTTATACCTACTTGGGCGGCACCACGACGCCGACTGCTACGTTTACCGATAATACTGATTTTGTCACCAATCCAAATCCGATTATCCTGGATAGTGCCGGGCGTGTGCCTACCGAAATCTGGCTGGAAGAAGAGCAAACGACCAAGTTCGTGTTGACGGATTCTGTGGGTAATGTGTTGGGCACATGGGACCAGATTTCTGGCGTCAACGATATAACGACTTTTTCGACAACTACTGAATGGGCTAATCTCAATGTAACGCCGGCTTATATCAGTGCCACCTCGTTTTCAGTGCCGGGCAATCTGGTTTCGACATTGATGTTAAACCGCAGGTTGATGATTTCGGTGACTGCCGGCACGATCTATGCCTACATCACTTCTTCCAGTTTTGGCAGTGGCATCACGACGGTGAATGTTCAACCGGATTCGACCGCACTGGATTCCGGTATTTCGCAAGTAATGGTGGGTTTGCTCAAGGCATCGCCGTGGTCGGTGCCCCAACAATATCTGGCCTGCAATGCGGCGGTGACAGTTCCATCTGCCACCTCTACGCCGATAGGTGCGGCATTGTCCGCCAATGTGACGGTTTCCGGCGTGGTGACGATTACTTCATTTGATACGGTGGTGGCCGGCATTGTACGGCTGGTGAAATTCAGCGGCGCGTTGATTTTAACCCATAACGGCACCAGCCTGATTTTGCCGGGGGCGGCGAATATAACCACGGCAGCGGGGGATCAGGCTATCTTTCGCTCGCTTGGGTCAGGTAATTGGGAATGTATCAATTATCAGCGCAACGCTTATGGACCGGATACCATTCCCGCAATTCCCAGCGGCACGCGCATGACGTTCAATCAAACGACCGCACCGACCGGCTGGACCAAGGATACCACGGCGGGTTTGAATGATTCGATTATGCGCATTGTGACAGGTGCCGTCAGCAGTGGCGGATCGCAGGCATTTACCACTTGGAACGGATTGACGGCAACCGGGGCACATACACTGATTACCGCAGAAATGCCGGCGCATACCCATAGTACGGTTGTGACAGTCGCTGGCGGAGCCGGTTATTATGGCGGAAATCTATCCGGAGGCGCATCAAGCTCGAATACTTCCACCTCAACAGGTGGAGACGGTTCGCATACCCATCCGCTGACTAACGGCATCAAGTACAACGATTTCATCATCGCCGCGAAGGATTGATAATGGCAATCGACAAAAAAATCATCTGCCCGATGATGCAAACGCAATGTATCGAAGACGGCGCTTTGGTGAATGGCGAATTGCATTCCTGCCGCTTCTGGATTCATGTGCTGGGCCGTGACCCACAGACCGGAACCGACAAAGACTTGTGGGATTGCGCCTTTGCCTGGATGCCGGTGTTGCTGATCGAGAATAGTAATCAGCAACGCGAAACAGGCGCCGAGATAAATAAATTGCGTAATGAGATTGTTCCGCAAGGACAGGCCATTAACGGATTTGTGGCGCAAATGATGGGCGTCATCACACCATCACGTTTACTTACCCACACCAAGGAAAACGATGGAACTTACCCCACCACCAATTGAATCCGGCTGGGGGCAAGACGCCAAGCGCGGGCCGGTAATCGTCTGGGCGTTGTGGTTTGAAAAGGTCTGGAATGCGCTATCGGGAACGATTGCGCCGCTATCTTGGACGCCGGTGGCAACTAGTCTGACGATAGTGACTGGCGCGACTTATACCGGCAGTTATACGCGCGTGGGCAATCTGGTGCATTTTGTCATCAGCGTTGCCACGACCGGCACCACGGCTTCAACTGCCGGCACGACGTATTTTACCCTGCCGGTTACCGCTGCGGAAAACGATGTCTGCACGGCGGTAGAGTTGACCGCGTTTGCCTCGCGCGGGAATGGCGTTATCGCGGCCAATACCATGCGAGTGTATCCGCCATCATGGGCGGCAACGGCCAATACGGTGGTGATTTCCGGTACTGTCAGAACAACGTAGAGACGGGTTTAAAACTCGTTCGACGAAAGGTTCAACATGAACACACAGCAATTGACCGAGCATTTTTCTCTGGCTGAATTAACCGAATCGGACACGGCAACCCGGCTGGGTATCGACAACACGCCACCTGATAGTTTGCTGGACAATTTGAAACAAACGGCGGTGATGGCCGAGGCGGTACGGACGATCCTGGGTGATGAAGCTGGTCATGAAATTTACATGACGGTGACTTCCGGATTCCGGTGTGAAGCACTCGAAAAAGCGTTATGCCAAAAGGACTATGAATCCTGGTGTAGTAAGCATCAGTTGAGCGTCAATGCCGAATCATGGAAACGCTATTTCTCACGCAAGGCGCATCCGCAGGGCAGGGCATTGGATTTTCGCGCACCGGCATTTGGTGTGCCGTATCACATTGTGCGAATTCTTCAGAAGCATCCCGAATTAATCGCCCAGATCGACCAGATTATCCTGGAAGGTGTAACAGTCAAGAATGAAGGCTGGGTACATATCGGCTGGTCAAATTATCCGCGTCATCAGGTCATGACGGCGTTGTTTGACGCAAATGGCACGCCTCATTACATGAATGAACTGACATGAATTTCGACTGGCAATTTGTGGAAGTGGCCGCGTTGCTTAACTTGGCGTTTGCCGGATTATGGAAACTGCGCGAAATCCTGCGGACGATGATTACCAATCTCATCGACATCAAAATTGCCCTGCTCGAAATCCACCTGGATGAAAAATTTGCCACCAAAGAAGAAGTGCCAAAACGTTAACAAGGATCACATTGTGATGCTTTGGCTCAAACAAATGTTTTCTGATGCGAACGGCATGGCAGATGATGCGCGGATTGCGGCGTTTCTGCTGGTTTTGGCCTTCATTGTAAACAGCAATCTATCCGTGTATCTATCGCCGGAACACAATTTTGATGCCGAGAAATTTGGCATCGGTGCCGGCGCATTGGCGGCTGGTATTGGCGTGTGGTTTGGCGCACGAAAGGGTAACTAAAAATGCTTCCATTTATTCCGGCACAATATCAATTTCTTGCCAAATTTATCGTTGTTATGGCCGTGGCCGGATCGGGCGCGTTCGGGGCATGGTATGTAACCAGCGATCATTACCAGGCCATTATCGCGCAGCATGCGCTTAGTGATGCGACAGCGGTAAAGACGGAGTTGCAGCGTCAGAATAAAATCAAAACCGATCAAGCAGAAAAAACCAGACTGGCGGAGGATCAACATGCGCTCGATCAACTTATTATCAATCGTCTTAGTCATCAGCCTGCAAGCGTGCAAGTCCATACCCCCAAGTGTGGCAGTGCCATGCCCGGAGCCGGTCAAGCAGCCGTTGATACCAACGGAGCCAGTGGGGTACTTTCAGACCGAGTGGACGCGGCTTTTGCTGAATTACAAAGCCAAACTGGACAACTTGTCGAGCGGTGCGACCAACTCAACATCGACGCCATAGCGGCAAATAACAGGAACCACTAAGTATCAATGGAATCTTTCCGAACCGGCATTCCACGCGGGTCGACATCCAAAAATTTCACATCGCATCTATAATGCTGTAGCGTTTCAGGAAGATAACAGTCGCCATCTTCAAGCACGTAATAAGTTCCATCGAATACGCCGTGCATTATTTCCCCAGACCAGTTCATATTTAACACAGTGCAGAATTTTGGGAAACCTAACTCTTGCATTACGCTTCCCCTTTGATAACTTGCTGACAAAACAATTTAAGTTCTTCTTCCAATCCCTTTATTATATGCGCGCCCGCTTCATCGCTAAATTTTTTATCGGCGGCATTTAAAACAATAGCCATATACGCCAATGCACCCGCATAAAAAACTCGCCTTGTTTCTTGCACTTGTGTTTTTCCGGCATCCATTGGGATGAATAATGTTTTGTATTCCTGCCACTTTTCCGCGATGGTATTCATTTCAAAACTTCCTTTCCCCAAAAAACTCCCTGATGTCGCCAAATTTCGGCTTGTTCCTGAAAAACAGCATCGTCGCAGCCATTTTCATATTTTCAAAATTGAAGTAAGGCACGCTAGCGCCCGGCGAATTCTGGATGTCGCATAATTCAACCTCATCGGCCATGCTGTAATGCAACCGGCAGGCAACTGGCCGTGCCGGATAAATGGAACAGCCGCCATTAATCAAAAAAGTACAGGGCTTGTTTGTAAACCGCGCCCGCAGTTTTTCCTTACTGTCATGTTTAGGATCGTATCCCGAATAATCGGACATTTCCCGTCCGGTAAATCTGGCAATCCGCTTCGCCTCCCAGTTTGAAATCAGCACAGCCTGATAGCAACAATGGCTACATCCCTTCCGGCAAACCGCCACCTTCGCCACTTCGCCCGCCATATCATCAATGATCTCAAGCAACCGCTTGATGTCGCCCTCAGAATTTCTTTGCTTGAAGATCAACTGCTGGGTTTCCCGATACAAGCGCGGTAATAAACCGGCGCTATTATCCCTTACCAAGTCGCATTTATCCTGCGGCGTCATATCAATCCTTTCCTGTAAATTCAACATGTCTTCTGGATGGACAATGACCAAATTGCGCTTCAATTTGTTTTGTCGTCGGCAGATTAAAAATCCGCCCTAGCATAGAAGCCGAATCTTCCTGCTTTTCCTTTTCCGCTTTGCGCAACCGTCTGTTCCTGGCCTTGGTGTTTTCCGTTCCTACAATCATGCCGGTCTCCTTGTCAAAGAAAATTGCCTGATACGTTGAACTGCGGGAATGCGTTTTTCGAGAACCGAAAAATATTATGGTATTTGATTTGTGCTGCGAGTTATAATTTTGCCCTATCCGAAAAGTTTTCACAAGAGAGGGCGAATTGAATGGATCAACCTTGGCTCAATGAACCGGACTTCGCCAAATGGCGCGATCCTGCAACTGGATTGCTGTGCGCGATTGTGCGGCAGAAGGACATGCAGTTTCTGTGCGGATATGTGCAGATTCCATTTGGCAAGTTGCGAAAAAAAATTCTCCGTATCCGTAGAATTCCTGGACGTTACGAATATGTATTACTGCGCGGCATCGAGGCGCATGGCGGATTGTCCTTTTTCGGTTTCCATAAGAATTATCGACTTTCGCGCGGATACTGGATCGGTTTCGACTGTGCACATGCTTATGATTTCATGCCCGGCATGATGGCATTGCTAAATTCGTTACAAGCACATTCCGGTGATTTTATGCGGCATGATACTTACCGTGACTTCGCCTATGTAAAAGCCGAAGTCACCGATCTGGCGCGGCAAGTGGCAAGGATTGAGAAAAAACAAATATGAAAGAGCAAAAATTGGTAGAAGGCCAACTTGTCCAACTGAATCCGGAAACAGTTGAAAATCCAATGTTCGCCGCTTGTATCATGGTGGTAACAGAACCAAAACCGTGGGGTGCCCAAGGGTATGTGCAAAGTCTGGGCGAAAACGGACTTCCCGGCGGACAAGCATATTATCGTGCCAAATGGGAAGAGATGGAGGTAGTTGGTTTTGTTGAATGTTTGCGCGCTTAAATCCGCGCAAACATAGCATTCGCCTTTGCCAGTTCCTGCCGGTTGTCGTTCGCATCCAGCCAAGTCGAATACACGCGCTGGAACATGACTATCGAGTGCCCCAGTTGTTTGGCCGCCCAACGGTCCCGCGCGCCTCCCATCAGTAACATGGTGGCGCAGGTATGCCGGGTCTGCCTGGCATCACGATCCCGTATCCCGCACCTTGCCAATGCAGGGCGCCAATAATTTTGCACCAGGCAGGAAGTATCCGCATAAGGTCTGCCGGTGTTAGGATGGATAAAAAGATGCTCGCTGGCAGTCAATCCCCGCAATCGCTTCAGCAAGGCAATACTTTCATCGGAAATCTCAACCCGTCGCACGCATTCTGTTTTGGTCAGTTTAACGATCCCGCGTACTTTGGCTGAAGAGATTATCAGCGACTTCCTTTCCCAATCCACATTTTCCCAGCGCAAGTCAATTCCCTCGGAAGGGCGAAATCCTATCCGGAACGCGAGATTGAAATAAATGGCAACCGGCTCCGGATAATGCTGCCGCATATCATCCAACACCTTGGACATTTCTTCGATGTTTAGCGGGTCCGGTTCCGGATCGGCTATCTTCGGGAACTCGATTTTTATGGCATGATTGACTGTTACTGCTCCCGCATCCATGCCAAAACTATAGATGCAGCGCAATACCGAGAGGATGTTATGAAAGGTCTTGTTGGATATTTCGAGTCTGGACATTAGTTCGTTGAGTTCCAGGAAGCTGATGTCTGCCATGACTCTATCGCCCAGCGATCCGAAGTAAGCCGCTATAGTAGTGCGGTATTCCCGAATAGTAGTCTCGGCTAAAACTCTTCTTCGTGAATCCAGCCAGGACGAAGCGACCTCTTTAAACAAGAGACCATTTTTTAGCTTCGCATGTTTTGACTCAGGGAAGAACTCTTTGAAATCGAATGTGCCGGCACCGATACGTTTCAGTATCTCACGACGTATCGAGGCGGCTAGTTTAAGGTTAGCCGGGGTCGGAGTTAGCTTTAGTGTCGGAAAGTATCGCTGGTCATTCCAAGTGAAGATAATGCGTATGGAAGAGCCGCGCGGCGAAACCCCTTCGTATAGTTTACTGGTCATATTTGAATACCAGAACTAACCAAACCACGAGAACAAGCGAATACCAAAACCATTCCATTTCTTTCTACTCCTTATTGCTTATTTGTCCAACAATCACCCAAACGCCGAGACAAATTAAAAACAGCCAAATATCAGTCATTTCAATCTCTTTAAAGTATTCCATGCCGCACTTGATACACTCGTTTAATAGGCATGTCAATAGCTGTCAGCATATCTCATGCTCGATTATTTCCCGCCTCAATGTCATGGCTTTTTGCTGTGAACAATTCAGAAATGATCTGATCGAAGCGACTGTTGTACGGCATTGGCCTAACTGAATTGCCTCACGTAGTTGAGAAACATCATCAACTATTCGAGTAACCTGAGTAGTAACGGCAGTAGTAACGCTGGTAGTAACGCGAGGTGCCGCTAATTGGACAGTATTCTCATATTGCGGTTTGTCTCTCAACGCCTCAAACCACAAGAAAGTCCCCGTCAATTCTAGCAAGATAGAGAACAGCAACCCGACTCCAATAGTAATCGCCGCCTCGGAAAGACCCGTTACCGCCGCTACTCTGCTCGTTACCGGGTCAGTAGCGTTTGTTATCAGCGTAGTTGAAGTGACGGCGGATAACCGCATCAACTCATCCCGCAACGCATCGGCTCGTTTAGCCTGCTTCAACTCTTCCCGCAACGCCGTACTTTCCCTCCAACTGTTCGTCTGCGCAATCTCGGCAGCTACCACTACCACCGGACGCGCACTAATCGCGTCCAAGGCACTTCTAGTCGCTAGAATCTGATTCTGCGTGGCACTCATCAGAGCGGATTGCTGTACCCGAACCTCACCAGCCCGAATCGTAGAATGCGTCAAAAAAGTAAGGTGCCCAAAAATCGCACAGAGCAGACATCCAAACCAAAGTATCCAGGATGAAGTTCGTCGTGATATGGCAGGCAGGAAATGAACGGCTAGGACCATTATGATCGAGATCGAGACAAGCAACGCCTGCTCAATGAAGGTTCCGCCACGGTTGATGGCGGCAATGGTCGCCATAAGTGTGGCGGTGCCTGTGACAAAAATAGCCAATAATCGAACCATGCTGTATTTCATTTCATTCCTCAATTTTCAAAAACTCGAACCTGAATTTTCATAACATCAAAGTTATGTGTTAAACGTAACATTAAGAAATAGGCCAAAAAATATACAAGTTGTGTTTTAAACATAACCCAAAAAAAACAATATTACCGATTAAATAAAGAAAAATCACTCATCTGCTCCGAAACCCGCATGTAGACTATGTATTCGATTCTTTTTTTAAAAAAAGTAAAATCCAAAAATCGCTACTCAAAAATTACTCATCGACCCTGTAAGAAGGCGTTGATGCGTAGTTTTGGTGCCTCTCTCCAGCACCGACTGTTATGTATATAACATAACACCAAATAAAAAACACTTAAAAATCAACGACAGCATGTTATGTAACTTACATAATTTGACACGTGAAAAAACATAAAATACACTGCCATTACTCACAGATTACTACACGCATTACTCATGCGCAAATAGGAGATAAGTATGGCAACTGTAGAAAGAACCAAAAACGGATGGCGCTGTCAGGTTTATGTCGATGGTAAGCGGCCATCAAAAACATTTCGCACCAAGCGGGAAGCTGATGCATGGGGATCGACAAAAGAGATTGAATTGCGCACGCAAAAAACAATGCTGCCCGGAGAAAAGTTCGCTTTTTACGAAGCGATGGATCGGTATATGGAGGAAGTATCTACCACCAAACGCGGAGAACGATGGGAGCGGATTCGGATTACTGCGCTAAAAGTTGATCCGTTGTTGCGCTGCAATGAACCCATCAGCCACATCAAAACTACTCATCTCGTTGATTGGCGCAATGCCAGGCTAAAAGTGGTAAAGCCCAATACTGTGTTACGAGAAATTACATTGCTCTCGGATATTTTTGAGACAGCACGCAAAGAATGGCATTGGATTGAGGTAAATCCCATTCGGGACATGAGCAAACCATCTAAAGGTAAAAGCCGCGAAGTAGTAATTACTGCAAAGCAAATCCGGCTTATGCTTCAGACAATGAATTACTCATCCGGTCAATCAGTTCGTACAATGACACATGCCGTTGCGAATTGTTTCTTGTTGGCATTACGCACTGGTATGCGCGCGGGTGAATTGTGTAATTTGACATGGACTAATGTGCATGATGGTTGGTGCCATTTGCCGATAACCAAAACGGTCTCGCGTGATGTGCCGATCACTCCCAAGGCAAAAGTTATTATCGAACGGATGCGCGGATGGGATTCGCAATCGGTGTTCGGGTTGAAAGCACAAACACTTGATGCGCTATTTCGGAAATATCGGAATAAAGCGGAGTTGGAAGGGTTTACATTCCATGATTCGCGGCACACTGCCGCGACATGGATTGTTGGTAATATGCATTCTAACAGTGTCCCGGCGCAACAAGCGGTATTCGATTTGTGCAAGATGTTCGGATGGAAGAATACCGATCAAGCACTGGTTTATTACAATCCTCATGCGCGAGATATAGCCAAGCGCATTGGTTGATTATTTCAGGATAGCTTCGTCAATCTGCGTAATGGGAATTAAACCGAAAGCATTGAGTTTGAACGTCCCATTCCGCACGAGTTTGCACATAGTTTGCGGACTGATGTGTAACATTTTTGCTGCCTGCGCCTGGTTGACATGGGGCGGGCGCGGATGGGTTTCGGCATAACGCTTTACGGCTATGGTCGCAATTTCAATCATTTCGCGGTTCATTTTTTCTCCCATGTAAGGTGTAAAACTCGTCTATTGCCAGATTAGACACCTATCAAGGTGTCTATTTTAAGTTATGCCCACCCAGCGCACTGGCTAGGAAGCTCTCTTGTTTATAAACTTTCGTCATTTTCGGTGTGCAAAACAATGAGGGTTGGTTAAGTTCGCGTTCAATCCTCGCGCTTGCGGCCTTAAAAAAATCTTTCTTGATCTCAAAACCATAGGCGCTACGTTCCGCCCTGATGGCGGCAATTATTGTGGATGCACTGCCAGCGCATGGGTCTATCACAACATCGCCGGGGTCTGTGAATATTGAAATCAATCTCTCGATCAACCGAACCGGCTTTTGCGTAGGATGTATCTTCTCGCTGTTGGTATCGCTCTCCCACGGAATTGCATTAAAGATCATCTTGCCGTGATTGTTGAATTTTGGGAGCTTGTCGCGGTACAAAATTAGTCCGTATTCGCAGTTGCCTACCACGCGCATATTTGCCTTGAGCACTTGCGCCGATGAGTTCTTTACAAATACTAGATTGATGTATCTGTTCAGCCCGTGCTTTTTGGCCTCCTCTATCAATTCAAATTGTTGGTCAAACGCACAGAAAACAATCATGCAGGGTGCTTTACCCGTTTCTTTGGGTTCTGGTATCAACATCTTCGAGCAGAAATGCAAAAATTCAGGTATGCGAAAATCTTTATCTGTGTCGAAGAATTCTTTATTTGCAAGCTCGCTTTCGCCGTTTTTATTGTCACCGCCCACGTACCACTCCGGGCTAGACCCATAAGCGTTTTTCCCCACGTTGTAGGGGATGTCAGCAATGATGAGTTGCGCTTTTTTAATGGCGTACCGCTTCGAGTTTTGAAAGTGATCGTTAAAAAGTTCGTGCTTCATGTTGTCTCCAAGAAAAACCGCATAACCTAACGTTCGAGCGGAGCGCCCGAAGCGTGGCTTTTCAATCAAAAATTTATGCGCGCCCGCTCAACTACACGTTGGGCGACACAAATAGCGCATCGTATGTCGCGTCGAACACTGCGCGCATCGTGTGGATGCTCACCTTGTGCAGCGCCTGATCGTTAAATGTTCTTGCGTGGTACAGCGCCCACGCTTTGTCGTGCCATTCGGCGCGAGATACCCCGCACGCTGGCGGGTGAAAGTCGCCCAACCCTACAGTCGAGTGGGACTGCGCCGAAGCGGTCTTGTTTGGTTCAGTTGCATTCATTTTGCTTATCTCCGTTTGATTGCTCTGCGGTGGCGCAGCCCCTCACTTTTACGTTCCACCCCGCGCTTCGCGCGGGGGTGGAACGCGCGGATAACCTGTGAATCATCGCCCACGCCGGCGCGTGGTGGAACAGGCGATGAATCACACTCCACCTTCGGCGGAGGTGGTTATCCGCGCGTTATGCATCACCCAACCCATCGCCACTTCCCCCCTACGAGGTCGTCGCCAATAGGTTGCGCGCTGCGCCCTGGGCGGTTGTGCCACATCGCTGCACTTCCGCCCGCATCTTCCTTGTCGAGCCGAAAACCAGCGGCTCGCAAACTGGCTCCGCCTTCTTCTGGCAGAGTGTAGGTGTAAATCGGATTATGTCCCATTGCTCTTGCTGCCCTGCGTGCCGCCCCGTACAGTATCGAGCAGGCGTTTCGCGTTCCATCCGTGCAAAGGCGCGTTATTTCAGCGGCCATGCCGTCGTCAAGTCGTGGCGCTACCGGACGCCCAACTATGGCAACCCCTCGCAGCGTGTTACTCTCATCAACTACTCCAACCGCGAACTTGTGCCCAATCACTGGGCGGCTGTGTCTATGCAAACGACGTACAAAATCGTTCGCCGTTTTCAAGTCGGTTGGTACGATTCGCAGTTTCATGGGCAAAGGCATAACCCGGCGCTCAACCCGGACCCCGCGAAGCGGGGCCGGTTAGCTCTGCGTTAGACATACGAGGGTCGCTATCCAGATATTTAGCGTCATAATGCAATAGCGTTTCAGGCAGGTAGCAATCCCCATCGTCCAGGACATAATGTATTCCGTCGAATGTGCCGTGCAATATCTCGCCAGACCAGTTCATATCCAACACAGTGCAAAACTTCGGATAGTATTCAGTCATTTTTTCTCCCCTTCAAACTACAACCCGGTTCTCCAAAACCGCACGTCCCGCATCCGTCAGCGCATATCGGTGCCACGGATATGGCTCGTCAAGTTCTACTATAAATTTGTGTTGCTCAAGGTCTTCTATCGCTGCTCTAAGCCATGAAAGTTCGCTCATGTCCCATGTACTTACAAGCGGATGTTTTGCCAGCACCTGAAGCACATTTTCGCTATTGCGCTGGCCTTTTGGCAGGTATGCTGCATCACCGCTAAAAACATCAATAAACATCATATTTACACTATTTACCTAGATATATCTCAAAACGGGATGTCGTCGTCAAAGTGGTCGAACGGCGCAGCCTTTGATTCCGATGCGCTTTCGTTTGGTTGATGATCTTGCGTTTGTGCCGAGCGCGGTTGTTGCGCGCTATCCGGCTTGCCGCCCAGCATTTTCATTTCGCTGACGATGATTTCTGTCGTATAGCGATCCTGGCCGGTTTCCTTGTCTTGCCATTTGCGGGTTTGCAGTTTGCCTTCGACATAAATCAGGGAACCTTTCTTCAGGTATTGGCCGGCGATTTCGGCCAATTTGCGGTAGAACGTCAAATTGTGCCACTCGGTTTTTTCCTGCTTGTCGCCGTTCTTGTCCTTCCAACTTTCCGAGGTCGCCAGCGAGGTGTTGGTTACGGCATCGCCGTTTGGCATGATTTTGGATACCGGGTCTTTGCCCAGATACCCGATCAGAATGACTTTGTTCACTGACATTGCAATCTCCTTATCAATAATCCGAACTGGCACCGCCGCCACCATAATCCCCGCCACCGCCGAAAAAACTACTGCTCTCCTGCGCCTCTTTGGTTTCCGCAATATCGCTATATCCGGGCGGGGTGGGGTAGATCACGCTTACACCTGCGGTTTGGGCGTCTTGCAAATCACAGCGTTCGCAATGAAGCCCTCTTTTAGTTAAAGCCGTTTTGCCGCACCGCTTGCATTTATAGATCATGAAAGCTCCTTCGCTAGAACGTCAATTCGCAGAATGTCCATTTCTTCGGTTTAAAATTTCTTTCAAGGATGAGACGCCGCCATTGCAATAGGTGAAGCCGCTGCAACCGCGCATGGCATCCTGTGCCCGATGACTGACAAATTTGGTCATCAGGATCGCTCTGTCGCAATGCGGTATGAGGGAGCGGATTTTCTCCGAGGTAACATCAGAGTCAAATATGCGCAGGTCATAGATTTTGCTCCATTCGTTTTGTATTTCCTGTGCCTGCTGGCCTAGCAATCCGACAATCAGGACTTTGGGTCTTACGTCTGCTTTGGCCGGCTTGAGTGCTTCGGCAATGATCGGGTGCGACGTTCCCATCGGTATCGGATTAACATCACGAAATGCGGCAATCAAGGTGTTGGCGAACTGCGGCGAGTTGATGATGTTCAGCACGAGGGGCTTAACCGTGCTGACAATAGCCTGAATGAGTGCGGTTTCGAGGCTTTGCATTCCGGCTGCTGGATTATCTTGCGGCAAGTCTGCCGGCGGCTCTTTGCCGATAAGCGGCATTGCTTCGGAAACAGGCAATTGTTCTATGGCTGGCGTTGAAACAGATTGTCCAAGCGGTTGTATTTCCGGTGACGCACATTCAGGTTTGCTATTGCGGTCCGCCTCGGTCATTTCGTTAAGCAGATTAAGCAACCAGGGTGCTTGCGCGGGAGAATTTAGCTGCCTTGAAAATTGATTGTTTGCCGGAAGTCTTTCATTTACCCGTGCAAAAACAGCTTTCCATGTTAATTCGGGATGTTCACGGCGGATTTCATAAATGGTTGTGGCGATTTGCTTTTGACGGTTTTGTTTTTCGATACGAGCAGTATTAGATTTCTGGATGACACTCTTTTTTTCTTTTTTTTCGGGGAAAATATTATGTCCGGTTTTTTTGCATAATGCTTTCAGTTTACGCATCAACCACGGATAACTGCTTGGACCCATAACCTGAACTGGAATAGTCTCCCGTCCCGGAAACGCAGCCCGTCCGGCATACATTGCGGCGATCCATGAAATAGCCGGATTGTTTTTTCTGGCTTCAAACACTTTTTCCGCAAAAATCTGTTTTTCGGCTTCGGTCATTTTTGGTGTGAATCTTGCCATAAAATCTTCCGTCATTTTTTATTCTCCCTGAGTGATTGACTTTAACTTTGCGATCCGATATGCAACCGGCTAATCAGTGTAATTGATTCAAGTAATTCAGTCATCATATCAAGGGTTATTTTTAACCGATTGCGTGGCGGGTTTCTTGTACCAGCGCCAGAAACTCGCCGCGCCGGTCTTGCAGGCGTTTTATTTCATCCTGACAATCGTCCCGGTAGAGGCGGTAGGTGATGAGTTGTCGGTTGGGGGGAAAGTCGGAACAATAGCTGATAAAATCCACCCAATCGCGCTGCGTGCAATCCAGGTGCCCGACCAACTGCCAGCGATAGGCGGGGTCAAAACTGCCCCGGCGCAGGGTGGCATAATGGGTTTTGGCGATGACGGATTTTATTTCTACCACACCATCATTCCCGACCAGGCCATCCGGCGAATCGCCGTAGCATGACCAGTCAAAAAAACCGCCATTTTTAACATCGACAAAGCTCATTTCAGCGTAGAGTTCACGGGCAATCGGTTCCTGCTCATGTCCCCGTTCCATATGGTCATTGGAAAAGCTGAATTCGGCACGCTTGCCGGTGACTTGTTCCAGGGCGAGTTGCAGCGCATAGTCCTTGGCTGGGTCACCAAATGTCTTGCCTTCGTTCGCCATGATGATGCCGAATTTTGAGGCAGTGGCCTTGCCGAGTCGTAAAGCCATCCACTCTTCGGTGTTTTGGGGAATGTCGTGGAAGATCATGGTTCATCTTCTTCTTCAAGTGCGGGATTCAACTCCGCCCCTACGTAACTCGATTCGATTAACAGCATCTGGTGTTCATCCGACATATCCACCCGTTGCAGCACGGAAATCAGGTTACCATCCCGCCGATAAGCGGTTTGAGCGTTTTTCCACATCACCACATTGTCCGGGGTCAACTGAATCTTGGTCGTCTTGGCCGGGCGAATGCGCAAGCCTTCCACTGTTTCCTTGCCAAACCGCACATTGGGATCGACAAAAATGGTCACTTTGACGTTTTGCCAATCCTCGATGAATGGCGAATCTGTGATCGCTTTCATCGTCTTGCTGTTGCCCGCATTGAGGATAAGCGGCTTGAGCTTTTCGCCGGGGCGAATCTCTTTATCGGCAAAGTGCGCCGTATTGAATACATCCTTGGTCTTTTTGGTGCGGTCCGGTTCGAGCATGACATGCGAGATTGTCAGCACAATCGGCTCGACGATGTCAGCCGAGGATAGATAGGGGGAATCGAAGGCTTTGCGGTAATGGGTTTTGGTGGTCATTATTACGTTCCTTTATTAACATGGATATTCAGGATGAGCAGGATATTGGCTTTTTATCCTGACTATCCTGTCCATCCATGTAAAAAAATTAATCCCACTTCTTTGCATGTGCTTTTTCGGCATCCTTGATGGCGATCTGCGCCCAGTAGGTGTCCACCATATATTTGAGCGCGGTCAGGGCCAGATAATTTTTTTTGCCGTTGCACAATTGATGTTCGACCGAATCCAGAATGTAACCAAAGGTCAGCAAGCGTGCGGCTTCTGGCGCATTAGCCATCGCTTCTTCAAAATGCGCAAAAGTCCACGGATCATCTTCCTGACCTTTTTCGAGCAGGCCGGCGGCATATTGGGCGATGGTTTCTACCCGCAAATCATTCGATGCTTCGGCGTCAAGATGATCGCTCAATTCGGCATATAGGGCGTTGTCGGGATTGGCATCAGGCGGCACGAATGGCATGTTGTTCTTCCCCGGTGTTGGCGTTGACGATGGGGCATCATATTAGCTGGTTGCATGTTATGTCAATAGCACAACAAAAATATTTTTCAGTCAATAAAAAACCCTCCGGAGAGGGCTTTTGTTCGGTAGGGGCAGGTTTTGAACCTGCCCGTGCGGATGTTATTCAACGTGATGCGGACGGGTTTGAAACCCACCCCTACGTCAATCCGAAGGTTCCTGGTGTTCCGCCAATTCACGCGCTAAATCCAGTAATTCTTTTTTTTCTTCTTGCGTCATGGAGTAATACAGTGAGAGCAATTCTTCCAGCGAGGTGTCCAATTGACTTCTCCTTTCCGATTGTTTGCAGCGGGGATGGAAAGGTAATCCATAGCAAGTTACTCGTCAATAGGGTTACTGTTATTTTTTCTGGTTTATCATCAATCTGGCATGAGCGAGCAGAATTGCGCGCATTTCTTCGCTCATTTTTTCGTATAGCTCGGTAAGTTCGTTTTCTTCGGCCTCATCATGGCTCACATCCATCCAGCCCAAAGGCTTGCCGCAACCAGCTTCGAGTTGTCGGGCCAGCGTGGAACCCATCACGGCCACTTTGCCATTCTTATTTTTGAACTGGGTCGAAATCTGCGACAGGTTATGCCTGGATGTGCCGGCAGCGCGAGCCACCGCCGCAGCAGATTTAAACTCTGCCACCAGAACTTCGAGGTTGCTGCGGCGTATTTCTTCAATGGTCGATTTCATGCGCGCAATCTTAGCTGGTTGCATAGATTTTGCAAGCATTTTTTTTATTTTGTTGTGCTGTTGACATAACATGCGTTCAGCATAATAATGCGCCATCCATAACAAAACCAAAAAATCACGGCATGGACAAAACAATCGAAATCAATGATCTCACGCCCGGCGAACGGCGCGAACTGGCAAAAAATATCGGCAAGAGTGATGTGTTTTTGTGGCAATGCGGGGACGGTATCCGCACCCCCAGCCTGGCAACCGCCGATGCCCTGATCGACCATGAACCGCGCCTGACGGTAAAAACCCTGCTGGCACCCAAGCGCAGACGCGAAGCAATGTGAATTCTACCCGCACTCTCCTGCGCTTGGAAATCGCGCGAGGTCTTGAGCATTTGCCAAAAGGTGCGGATATGCGGCTGCATATCAAAATGTTGCCGCCGGACAGGCGAGGGTTTTTAAGTGCGCTGGCTGATTGGGTTGAGGATTACCAGAAGCACCAGCAATCATTTGATGATGTGCTGATGGCTGCCGTCAAGATCAGCCGCGAAAGAAAAATTCAGGCGGTACAACCATTGCGGGGGATTCATGGCCGGTGACTGGATCAAGATCGAAAATGAATTGCCGGACAAGCCGGAAGTTCACGCCATTGCCGCGAAGTTGAATATTGACCCGGATGCGGTGGTCGGCAAGCTGATTCGGGTTTGGCAATGGTTTGATAAACACACGGTTGATGGTAACGCTCTCGGCGTTAGTTTTGCGTTAGTGGATCGTATAACCGGCGTTATCGGATTTGGCGAAGCGATGATGTTTTCTGCATGGCTGGAGCAAAAAGACAAGATGCTGGTCATGCCGCATTTTGACCGGCATACCTCGTCAAGTGCCAAAAAACGGGCGTTGACAGCCAAACGGGTCGCAAACTTTGAACAAAAAACTAACGCGAAGGCTAACGCTACAACTAACGCTGCGAACGTTAGCGGAGCGTTACCTAGAGAAGAGAAGAATATATCTATTACTAACGTAATAGATAAGGGCGCTAATCGCGCCAAGAAATTGCCGGATGATTTTTTGCCAAACGAATGGCACATCGTCTATGCGCTGCAAAACAAACTGAATCTGGAAGAACAGTTTGCCCAGTTTGCCGATTACCACAAGGCGCGGGGCAGCACGATGAAAGACTGGAATGCCGCGCTGCGCACTTGGCTGCGCAACGCCACGCAATACCGCAAGACCAGCCCGTCGGACAAACCCGGCAAACCGAATTATTTTGACCACTTGCAGGATGTGAGCAACCAGCTAACGGGGAGAACGACAAATGCCGGTATTACCCTTGACATGGATCAACGCATTATTTCAAAAATTTGAACGGTTTTACGGGCAAGACTTCGTGCGCAAATGGGCGGGCACCGATGTGATGGCGGTAAAACAGGAATGGGCCGAAAAGCTCGGCAAGTTTGACGGTGAAACCTTGCGCCAAGCGGCGGAATATTGCGGTGACAACATCGCCAAACCGCCCAGCCTGCCGGAATTTGTCACCATCTGCAAAAACATGCGCCCGGCGCCGGTGCATCATGCATTTTTGCCGGAACCGAAATTCGAGAAAACGGAATACGGCATGAAAATGGCGGCTGAACTCAAAAAATTGCTGGCAAAAAAGGTGGTGTCGTAATGGCGAAAACAATTGCCCTGATGAAAATTGAACAAAACCGTGAACAATTCGCGCCGGATTTTTACGACTGGATGAAACACAATTATCCGCTGTTTTCCCACTTCGAGGACGAAGCCCTGTCCGCGTATATGGTTGGCTTTGGTCGTTATTCTGCCCGCACCATCTGGGAAGTAATGCGCCACCGCACCAACCTGCGCGAAATCGGGGACGGCACCTGGAAACTCAACGATCACCGCACGCCGGATTTGGCACGGCTGTATCTGCTGCTGCATCCTGGGCATAAGGGGTTTTTTGAATTGCGCAGGAGGGCGGCATGATAAAACATGATGAAGGCGCTGTGACGGTCAAAAAATTTGACGGGATTGAATTTTCAATCGGCGGGGTCGTAATTGAACTATCCGATGGTCGTGTGCGCATCTGGAACGGCATAGGCGAAGTCAGCGATACGCCGGATGTCGATTTGCCCATTGAATCGCTGAAACAGGCATTGAGCACAACTTGGATGCTGGTGAGGAAAGCAGAGTGAGATACATCAGCGTTTGTTCCGGTCCAACTCAGGATGATGAATATAAATACAGGGAACACAAAGGAAAGCTTGAGGCGAGACGCAAATGAACATTTTTGAACCCATCAAAACCATCGTAACCACGGCCATCGCCGTCTATCTGGCTCTGATCGCAATGGCGTATACCTTGCCGCTATTTGATGAACTACTGGGAATCATGCCATGAACGTACTCAATGCTATTGCAACTTTGACAAAATACAACGAATGGCGGCGTGGCGCGAACATTCCGCAACCGGCACCGGCATCCATAGGCCGCGCGATCGAGTCTGTTTGCGAGGCGGCGGCACGGTATGAGGCGCTGCGTCTGTTGAATGTTCGTCAATTCGTTGAACTGAAAGAGCGCAATTTGTCCGGCGAGAACTTCGACACGATGGTTGATGAACTGGTTAAGGCGCGGGCGGAAGAATGAGCGACAAGCGCGTTTTCATCTTCACCCATCCCAACTCGCGCCGCCTGGCTCATGCCCAATGTGATCTGGCGCCGGAGGGCGCGAGGGTGGTGTTTGATTACGAGCCGCCCAAAACCAATCCGCAGGAACGTAAGTATCACGCGATGATTAAAGATATTTCGCAACATTGCCTGTTTTTAAATCAGTCATGGGATGCCGAAGAGTGGAAACGCCTGTTGATCGACGCCTTTGTCCGCGTGATGCGCGAACAAGCCAAGGCGGAAAACAAACCTGACCCGTTTGGCGATCAAGGCCGCGTGGTGCCGGCACTGGATGGCCAGGGCATTGTGCAGCTCGGCATCCAGTCGCGCAAATTCAGCAAGCCGGTTGCCGCGCAGTTTATCGAGTATCTGTACAGCTACGGCGCCGAAAACAATGTCAACTGGTCCGACGAGGTGAACTGGTGAGCAAAATTACCGAATCCGCAAACGGTGAGGATTGCCAGGTAAGGTTGCCCGGCGTATGCAGTTTTAATCCCCAGCAAACCGTCTGGGCGCACGCTAACGGGCTTGCCGCCGGCAAGGGCAAGGGTATCAAGTCACCCGACGCGCTGGGCGCGTATGCGTGCTATAGCTGCCATATGGTGATCGACGGCCAACTGCCCGCGCCGCCGGATATGACGCGGCAGGATGTGTTGCTGGCGTTTCACGAAGGACACCAGCGCAGTTTTATCAAGTTGCTGGAAAAAGGTTTGGTGACATGCTGACATGCCGTTATGCAAACAGTGCGCGCATCTCAGATTGAAGCAAGAACACCCGAACCAGGCATGGTGGGCATTGTGGGTGTGTGACAAGCGAAAATTCTGCTTCGGTCTGGATAGCGACGTAAGCGCGGGCAAGGGCGATAAACAGCGCGGCCTGGATGCCATGCCGGACAAATGCAAATCATTTGACAAGAGGTGCGCATGATATTGGCGATTGATCCGGGCAATACGCAAAGTGGCTGGTGTTTGTTCGGCGGTAAAAGCGTGCTGGATTCCGGTGTTTTGGATAATCACGCCATGCTCGAATTGATTTACCAGTATCGGAATTATGACTTGGCAATTGAGATGATTGCGAGCTATGGCATGGCAGTAGGCCGGGAAGTATTCGAGACCTGCGTATGGATCGGGCGTTTTCAACAGTGGCATAACAGGCCGGATGCGGTGCGGCTGGTGTATCGCAAAGATGTAAAACTGCACCTGTGCGGCAATACCAAGGCCAAGGATACCAACATTCGACAAGCAATTATTGATCTTTTCCCGCCCAAAGGAGACGGGAAAATCCCGCAGATAGGCACCAAGAAACAACCCGGACCGCTGTATGGCATCAGTAGTCATGCCTGGGCGGCTTTGGCCGTGGCGTTGACAGTAAGCGACATCAACTAACAGGGGGCTATATGGGATTCGAGCGATTGATTAAATCTGTTGAAGCGCATTCGCTAGGCTGGAAATCAACCGAAGAATGCGCGGTGGATCGGGTAACGGCTATCGGCCTAGCCGCCGGCGGGAACGAAACCGGCGAAGCCATGCTGCGGGTAAACGCGCTCGATGCCAGCGCCTTGCGCAAAGTCATTTACCTGGTCGCGCGCCGGCTGAACCAGCGCCTGAACATCACGCGCGGATATGGTGAACGACTAGCAATCGCCGCCCTGCATGAATATTTGCGCCCCCACTGCTATTATTGCGGCGGCAAAGGCCAGCATTTCCAGAAAAACACGGCAGTCCGCGCCTGCCCCTATTGCCAGGGCAGTGGCCTGCATCGCTATTCGGACACCGACCGCGCCATGCTGATCGGTGCATCGTACAATCAGCGCGCCTATGAAGAAGCCTTGGCTTATTTGCGCGATTCAGTCCGGACATTGGTAATTAATGCGGATCGGCGGCTTGATGCCTGAAAGAATTATCCCAGCATCTTGCAGATGTGCCGATAATAAATGCCGGTTAGCTGTCCCCGGCATTACAACCCAATAACCCACGCCGGAGGGTTAATCTGCTAATCCGGCACCATCGAATTACGCTTTTTCTTGCCTTTCAATTTTGCCGCCTTGATCTGGAACAGTTCCCAAAACGCCGGATGCATCGAACTGTTTCGCGTCCGGTCTTTGACATCGTAATGCTCCCACTTGACCCATGTCATCATATGGCAAAACAACAAACCCGCCGCTTCAGTCTGGCTTAACCCAGCCTCAAGCCGGGCTTCCCTGATCTGTTCCGGGGTGGGCGAGATACTCTTGCTCGGCTTTGGCATATTTTCCTTTCAATAAACTTCGATGCTTGACGGACAAGTTCCACGGAACGCGCGCCAAAAATAATTGCCCGCATATTGATATTGGCAATTCCATACCGTTTGATAGGTGACGGATTGCGCCATAATCATTTGCCCAGTCCACATTGCCGTTGCGGCTTGGACGTTGAATGATACGGCCAGTAGGCCGATTAAAAACAATTTTTTCATGATAATTCCCTTAAATTTAAAAATCGCCTAGACGCATCCAGGCATAAAGTACCGCAATGCCAAACGCGAACCAAAAACCGATAGTCGCAAGTCCGTAAACAATGCCGCCCAAAATAAGCAGCGTAACAGTCCAGTCAATAAAATCCTGCATAATAATTTCCTTTAAAAATACTTGACACATTTGATGCTTTTATGATTAAATCGCACCAGCTAATTAGGTTCTGCCGCATGGTGGAACACATAACGATAAGGCGCCCGCGAACAGTAGGGCGTCTTTTTGCTTTAAAAACTCCGTCATGGCGGTTTAACCAATTTCATTTGCTCAATAATCATGTTCGCCAGCTTCCAAACCGGCGCCGGCATGATCGTGCCATTTTCCCAAGCAAGCCAGGATTTACGGCTAACGCTGCATAAGTCAGCCATAACCGCAACCGATAATCCCGCACCTTCGCGTAATGCGCGGATCGCTTCAGGCGCGGGCGGGGTGTGCTTGCGCGGGAATTGCGGGCGGGTTTTCATTGCTCAAGGCCTTTCGCTTTCCTGATCGCTTTAAGCGCGCCGGCGTGAGCATTGAGAAGAGAAAAGTCTTTCCTTACGTTTAACTTACTTAATTCAATGTTTTCGCAAAAATAAATCAGTGATTCGAGCAATTCAGGCGCGGCGGCAATCAGGCGGGCATTAGCATCTTGCACAACTGCATATTGTTCGCCGTTGTGCTGTATCTGCATCAGCCAATTGGCTTGACTGTCGGCAATCGTAAAATAGTTAGATTCGCCACTGTTTTTTACTACCCAAGGCCCCGGTGTGTGTTTAGTGTTCATGCTCTAACCCCTCTCAAGTGTTGTTTCAATAAGTTGCAATTGCCGGTAGATTTCCGCAGCCTTGCCGATTTCAGGCAATACCAGCAAATGAAACATTGGATTAGGGTCAGTATTCAGTAAACGCAGATTATCCAGCAATACACCGGCAATCCGGACAGTTTCGGCAAGTTGGGCTTGCGTATCCTTTTGATTGCTCATGCTCTAACCCCTTTCAATTCATTAAATTCTGCAACCGTCATATAGCGCGCTTCAAACCCACCGCCCTGAATGTGCTTGAAACAAGCATAGACCGCGCGGCCTTCGCTGTTGTGGTGATCGGCTTCGCCTGCCAGGAAACAGCCATTGCCCATTGCGCGCGGCGGCAAGCAATTGAGCATATCGTCATACATCGCTTCAGTGGTCAATACCCACGGGTGCGGCTCGGGCCGCATCGCAGCCCAAAGCGCGGCCCATTCGAGGGGTGTTTCTGTTGTGGTGTTCATGGCTGCACTTCGGCAATGGAAACGAGCTGATAAATCTGTTCTATTTGCGCAGCGATAGCCAAACCTTCAGCATGGTTCGCGTCATCGGCTAGACCTTGCCACATAACGACATGCTTTGATTCTAATTGAAGAACAACGGCAAAATGTTTCATGTTCAATATTCCTTTTGTTAATGCCCAGCTTGCGCTGGGCTTTGTTAATTAAGCGGCCAGCTTCCGCATTTCTTCCGCCAGAATCCAAAGGCTGCGATTAAGCTGGACATTCTGGTCAATCCCCTTAACTTCGCGTGTGGAAGTGCGGCGAATCCGCCCGTTTTCATCCAGCTTGCGGCCATGCAAACCGCCCTTGATGACGTTTTCCTGAACGCGATTAAACGTAGTCCACAAATCGGCTGGCTTGTCTTCAGTCCGGCGCACGCGCAACAATTGCGCGGCTTGGATACCTGAGTTTTCCGGATCGTCAAACCGCAATGCGAGTGCCGCAGTGGCAAAGGCTTGCTGATAGTCCGGATTTAAAGAAATCGCCTTCATGCCTTCGATACGCTCAGACACTTGGTCAAATTCTTTAACCACTGAGTAAGCACCCTCGATTACCTTGTCGAGTGCATCGCCGGAATGCCTAACCCTGACTTCCTGGTCAAAATTACCAACTACCAAGCCGTTAGAGCAAACCAAGCGAAAAATGCCGGCCATAAGCTTGAAACCGCTTGAGCCGTCATGCGAATTTAACAGCACTACTTCGCGCGCCTCTTCGGATGACAATTGATCCTGACGGCGGAACCGGATCAAGTGCTTGCCGAATCCTTTTTTATCTTCAGTGCGCACATTCGCCTGAGTAACCTTGACCGGCAAAAAACCTTCTGCACGCATTCCCTGCACCAAGTCAAGGGTAGGAATGTAAGTGTAACGCTCCGACCGGCTTTCATGCGCGGATGGTGCAAAAATCGCTGGAGCCATGCGGACAAGTTCAGCGTCATCCAATGGGCGCGAATAGCCAAGGCCAGCGCGTTGAATGTGGTGGGCGGATGGTGCAAATGTTGAAATGATGTTCATTTTTAAAACTCCTTGAATCCAGGCTACTCGCTGCCTGGTAAGCGGTATCGGCTATCCGATGTAGTGCATCATACTTACATATCGTATAACTTAACAATAAGTTATATCAATACTCGAAAGGTTCTATCATGAGATACCCAAAAGGAGCGCCTACTCACGGAAAAATGGGATGCTGTCCGAATGACTGGAACAGAACGCCGGAAATAAGCGGCCTATACACTTTAGACGAAGTGATCCGCCGTAACCCTAACAAGAATATCCCGGATCGGCTAAAGCTTTATTGTGATCTAGGCCGTGAAAACGCATACGGCGGATTGACTGGGTATGACGGCTATCATGGATACCACGGCGACAACTGATCGCAAACAAGCGCATTACATCACTGGCGAAGCAGTGCCAGACTTTCGCAACCCACAAAAGGACACAATCATGACAATCATGACAAGCATGGCAAAGAGCAAAAAACCTGTACCTTATGGCGATGTGCCCGCAGGCAAGGGACCAATGGGTAAAGGCAAGGGAAAAGGGAAGGGCGGCAAGTGTTAAGCCGTATTCTGTGCGGTCGTTTAAACTTGGCTCCAACCCTCACCTACGTATAATCCTAAAACCTTGCAAAGATTTTTAAGATCATCATGTGCCTCGTTTGAGGTGCGACATGCGACCATAAAACGTTCGCGGCGCATTTCTTGAGTTACCACTTTAGGTGGCAGACCAAAAACTTCCGAAAAGTCTTCATCGTCCATTTCAGGGGTAAGAAATTTTTCGTTATTTTTGCTGATGCGATCCAGTTCGTTATAGAGAGCATCCATGTCGGCTTGTGTTACGGCATAGCTTGGTGATCCCATTGCGGGAATACCTAGTACACGATTTGCTGTAGCTAATAAATGACCGTTTTTTGTCCGGCATTGCGCCATTGTAATCGCGCCCACCAAAGTTTTGAATGAGTGCATCCAATAATGCGCCATCACAAAAACCGCCGTATTCATTCGCGTCAACATAGTCATGCAGTTGGCTAACACTGGATACTGAAGCATTGACTTTGCCGGATCGAACGTCAGCCAATACTTCGCTTTGCATTCTGGCGATAGTATGCTCAAGGGTAGGAATAGGGTTATTCATTTTTACAACTCCTTTCAAAATTCAAAAGTAATCATGCCTTCGTCTTCTGTCGAAGTCTTGGCAACATCAACATAACCACATGAGTGTTGAACTCTTTGACTATTTTTTCCTGTTCGCCACATACATCCTCTACAACGTAATACATGATAAGACTCCTTAAAGTTAATTGCTATAGTCGCAATATTATATATCGTATAAAGTTAAGTCAATCTGTATTTTGAGATATTTTTAACTATTTTTGACCATTTAAAAACTTGTCTAATAAAAACAGTTAGTTAAGCATAAACAAATAATTGGGATTTTAATCATGGCTGAGAATGTGCAACCAACGAAGAGAGGGCGCGGACGGCCAAAAGGTCAGGGTAAAACAATACGGGCACGGACTATGGCACTGGCACAAGCTGAAGTGAAGCCGCTTGATGTCCTGCTTCAGACAATGGCGAAGCGGTGGAAGGATTCACAGTCTGCACTTGATCCAGATGAGCGCGCAAAGCTTGAACAAGAAGCCTGTGCTGTGGCTGAAAAGGTTGCGCCATATCTTCATCCCAAGTTGCAAGCCACTACCATCAAGGGTGATGCAGACGCGCCTTTATTTTCTATCAGCCTGCCTGCGTCTGATGCACTGCGCGCGATGGTGCGCGGTATCAAGGATAAAGGCTAGTTTGTGCCGTTATCTGTGCCAATGCGTTCTAACATATTGATTGCATTAGATACACTACAGGTTATTACCCTGTAACCCTATGTCAAAGCCTGTAATCACAAAGGCAAAACCGATAGAGCAAGGCAATACAACAGCGCACGATCCAGCACAGCCATGCGCAGCAGACGCACCACGCAAGCGCGGCAGACCACAGCAACCAGGCAGCGCGAAAAAAAGTAAGGTTCCATCCAGCCCGGCGAAAACGGAAACGGTAGAGAAAAAAAATAAAAATGCCATTCCCCCCTCTCCAGTATCGCCGCAAAAATTTTTAGACGGTCGTGCAGTTAGCACGAATTATTCGGCTTATCTCGCCAAATTCCAGTCCAATCTCGACGTACCGTTCCGCGACATCTTCGCGTGGTGGGAGATGAAGACGGAGAATTACAAGAACGTGACGGCGGTACGGGCGTTGTGTTTGTGGGACAGGTACTTTCTTCTCGTCCAAATCTTCGGGCGGCAGGACATGCTGCATCCGTGGTTGTACGAGCGGTGCCGGGAAGTCGAAAGAGAGCCGGATAATTGCCTCGACCTATGGAGTCGTTTCCACTACAAGAGTACGATCATCACTTATGGCGGTGTGATACAGGAAATTCTGAGAGAGCCGGAAGTGACGGTGGGGATTTTCTCCCACGTCAAGCCGATTGCGAAAGGGTTTTTGGCGCAGATCAAGCGCGAACTTGAGTCGAATGTGCAGTTGAAGGGATTATTCCCCGATATTCTTTACGACAATCCGGAGCGTCAATCCCCGTCGTGGTCGATAGATAACGGGCTGATCGTAAAACGGCGGTCTAACCCGAAAGAGCCAACGGTCTCTGCCTGGGGTTTGGTGGACGGACAGCCGGTTTCGGCCCACTTCAAGTTGCGGGTTTACGACGACGTGGTGACGCAAGCCTCGGTCTCCACGCCGGAACAGGTCTCGAAGACCACGGAAGCGTTTGACGTATCCGCGAACCTTGGGACTGAGAACGGACGCAAATGGATGGTGGGGACGCGGTGGTCGTATGCCGACACTTACGCCGAACTCATCAAGCGGCAGATTTGCAAGGTAAGGCTGTACCCATCGACGGACGACGGGACGTTTACCGGGAAACCTGTGCTGTGGGGGGAAGCCTTCAACGAACAGATGAAGCTGGAACAGGGCGAGGCGACCTACGCCGTCCAGTGCCTTCAGAACCCCCTGGCCGGCTCCCAGAAGATGTTCGATGTGTCTGACCTTCAGACGTATGAGGTGAGGCCGGATACGCTGGCGGTTTACATCCTGATCGACCCGGCACGGTCGAAGAAGACCGAGTCGGACAATACCGCGATGGTAGTGATCGGTTTGGACTATGCCTCGAACAAGTATTTGCTGGATGGGTTTAATCACAAGATGGACTTGCAGGAACGGTGGCAGCGCACGTCGCAGTTGTACCAGCGATGGAGACGGGCGGCGGGGGTGCAGGCGATTTATGTCGGGTACGAGTCATTCGCAGCACAGGCTGACCTGGATTACTTCAAGGAACAGCAGAACCTGCAAAAACTCTTCTTCCCGATTGTGGAACTTTCGTGGCCGCGCGAAGGTGGCGGGTCGAAGATAGACCGGGTGCAACGGCTGGGACCGGACATGCGGTCGCACAAGATATTCCTGCCCTATCCGACCGACGACAAGAACCTCACGGCGAACCAGCGCAAGATGATTCAAGGGTATGAGTATCGTATTGCACGGCAAATCAAGCGCAAGGACTCGAACGACGAAGCGTATGACCTGACCGAGCAGTTGAAGACGCAGATTTTCTACTTCCCTTTCGGGGGCAAGAAAGATTTGGTGGATGCGCTGTCCCGAATCTACGACATGGAACCCAGGCCGCCGACTTATCGGGAGCAAAGGTATTCCGAACCGGAGTTTGTTTAGGTGAGTGTAGCTCAGAGGTAGAGCAGAGTCCCTTATAAGGCTTTGGTCAATGGTTCGAATCCATTTGCTCACACCAAACAGGAATTCGTATGGATATACAAAATTTCGTGGAATTTTTATTCAACGAAGTTCCGCCCTGCGAAAAATTCCGGTGTGAAAATCTGGTCGCTTGCCAAAACAATATGCTGGCCTGTGAAGCGTTTTATCACTGGGTACAGTCGGGTCATTCTCATTCACCGCGCAAGAGCCGGTATAGCTTCACCAGCGGCAAGATTTTTGCGTCGAAAGCGATTTTTCAGCAGATTTATCAGGAATAAATTATGCGCTGGTTCCACAAACTCTACGCCAAAGCCTTCGGTTACTTCTGGTTGCCCTGTCCGGTCTGCGGCGAACATTTTGGTGGACATGAAATTCTGAACAAGAAAACCGCGCACGTCATGATTGACGGCAAGACTTGGAATGTCTGCACCAAAGAAACGTGCAACTCCGAAGCAACCAGCCAGAGCATCAAAAAATGGTTTCGACCATCGGCCCAATAATCGGACCGGGCATTCTGTTGAAGACTATCTGCGAAATCTGCGGCAAGAACAAGAATGACAAAACGCACAATAGTGCGCGCTGCTCCAGGATAAAGCAGCAGCGGTACAGGAGAAAATCATGGCAGCCTTAAAAAACAACCTCGGCTACAAAGTCCGCACCCAGACACTCGACTGGAACCAGATGGTTCGTGCGTCTTGGGGGTCGGAGTTTGCCGCGCCGGATCATGGCGTGTATGAATTTTCCAACGGGCGCATGTTCGATTCGACCGACCGTTCCAAATCGGGCATCTACGGGATACCGGGCATCAACTACCTGATGGTGGGATGACGGTAAATATCCAGATATGCCGTCGAACGACCACATGCTGCAAGAAAGTCTGTTCAGAATCGAGCTTGAATAATGGCTGACTCAACCATATCGCAACTGCCCGCCGCGATTACGATTGGCGGAACAGACCTGATTCCGATTGACCAGGGCGGGGTGACCAAAAAAGCGCCAGTATCCCTGCTGGGTTTGCTCACGCTGAACATTGCCACGGGCAAGACGCTAACGGTACTCAACAGTTTAACGCTGGCCGGCACGGACGGCACCAGCATGATCTTCCCGTCCACCACGGCCACTATCGCCAGGACGGATGCAGCGCAGACGTTTGCCGGCACGCAGACATTTATCGACACGATCAATGGCAGCATCAACGGTAATGCGGCATCGGCAAGCACTCTTGCCAATACCGATGATACTACCACCAGCGCCGCGATGTACCCGTTGTGGACTGCGACGGTAGGTGGAAACTATGCCGCAAAAGTATCCTCGACCAAACTGACGTTCAATCCAAGCAGCGGAGTTTTAACGGCGACAGGATTCTCCGGTCCGCTGACGGGGAACGTAGCCGGGAATTGTTCTGGAACATCCGGCTCCACTACCGGCAATGCGGCGACGGCCACGGCATTGCAGACCGGACGCACCATCGACGGCACCACATTTGATGGCACCGTGAACATTTTGGTGGTTGCGCCAGCGATCCATGCCGCCACCAACAAAACCACGCCAGTGGATGCCGATGAATTCGGTATCTGGGATAGTGTCTCAACCCTGCTAAACCATGTCACCTGGGCAAATATAAAAGCCACGTTACTCGGCGTGATTGCCGGAAAGGCGGTACAGGTTGACCAAGTTGTAACGGCCTGGACGCGCGCTGCGACGACGACCCTGGGCACCTCGCTGAACGGCACAATTTCCAATACCAGCACCACCATCACCGCATTCAATGGTGTCGCCGGCGTAACGTACCATGTCAGGGCCTTGGGTGGCGGGCAAATCACGCATAACGCCACCGACCTCATCATCACGCAGGGCGAAGTAGACCGAATCACGGCGGCAGGCGATACGTTCGATGTGGAAATGCTTACGGCGACCACTTGCCGGGTCAAGAATTACATAACATCTGCGGGTTTATCTGCTGATATAGGCGCGGCGATTCATGCCGCGACTAACAAGACTACTCCGGTAGACGCGGACGAAATTGGTATCTGGGATAGCGTATCGGGATTATTGAACTATGTCACTTGGGCGAATCTCAAGACCACATTGGGCGGCACGTTTGCTGCGTTGGCGGGATTGAGCACACAAGTATTCAGTGTAGCCACGGCGACCAGTGCCGCCCACGCAGTCCGGCTGGATCAGCGTTCCGACCCATATATTTTAATAAGAGACGAAAAAGCCGACACTACAATTGGGGGTACATTTACATCCGGCGCATGGAAAACCCGCACGCTGAATACAATAGTGGCAGACACAAGTTCATTGGCATCTTTGGCTTCCAATCAAATAACGCTAACAGCCGGAACATATCGTTTTAAGGCTAATGCCCCGGCGTGGCTGGTAGATAGAAACTTGTTGCGATTACAAAACATCACGGCAGGAACAACAATTCTAGTGGGTGGTAATTCTGATTCCGGTGCGACATCCAGTGCAATGGTCAGAGCAACGATTGAAGGCGAATTTACCATTGCGGCTTCCCAGGCACTTGAATTACAGCATCGTTGTCAAAGCACCACGGCAAACGAAGGTTTTGGTCTTGCCATGTCATTTGGCGTAACAGAAGTTTATGCGGTAATTGAATTCTGGAAGAAAAATTAACCTGAAAGGACAAAACATGCCCCTGAAAAAAGGTAAAAGCCAAAAAGTCATCAGCGAAAACATCAGCGAATTCCACAAAGGCGGGACTTACGCCAAGACCAAGGCGAAGCACGGCAAGAGCACTGCCGACCAGCAGGCGATTGCCGCCGCGATGGAAACTGCACGCAGGACCAAGCGCAAATGAACCTGCACGAACTTGACCCGAAGTTTTTCGCAGATGAAGAAATTCATCTTAATCTTGCCGCCATCTACAGCGAACATGAGCGTCATACGCACCAGCGCGGACTGGAAGCAGTGTTCATCGAGGGCTATCACTATGCGCTCGACTATCCAATGCCGAAGCCTGAATTGCAACAGGAATTGGATAACCTGCGCGACGAGTTCAACGCATTGCAGCAAAAATACGATGCGCTGAACGCGAAATTTAACATCAACCAGCCAGCCGTTGACCCAATACTGGCAGACGAAATGCAGACCAAGGTGATTTCTCAAGTGCTGGGCATGGGCGATGTGTTCCGGTGCGGGAGAACGGTATGACAGACATCCAGACCGTCGAATCAACTCCCGATGCGGAAAACACGCAGATGGAGATGATCGCCAAACTCGCCGCCCAGATTCTCTCCAACCACTATCCCGCGCACGTATGGATGGTCGGTTGGGCGCCGGGCATGACACTGGTCATCAAAAATATGGCATTGGATGCCAGATATGGCTACACCGTGGACGCCGGACGCGCGGCCAGTGTTTCCCAACTTGAACACGCCGTGATGATGGGCGGCGGCGAGTTGCTGGAACGCATGGGCATGAAGCGGGGGGCGTGGGATGGGGAGTTTGCGGGACAAGCGGAAGGAATACCGTTATGAGGATTCAGGATACGGGATACAGGATTCAGGGGGTGCTGTGCGTGCTATGCACGCGGTTTTTTTTCTGCATCCTACATCCTGCATCCTGACATGGACCCGCGCCAAGAAAATGAAGGCTGGATCGGCGTAGACCTGGACGGCACGCTGGCCTATTACGACGGCTTCAAGGGCGACGATGTGGTGGGTGAACCAATCGAGCCGATGGTCAGGCAAGTCCGAAAATGGCTGGCAGACGGGCGTGATGTACGTATCTTCACTGCCCGATCACCCCATCCGGTCATTCGCAAGTTTTGCAAAGACAATCTGGGCAAAATACTGCCGATCACCAACCTCAAAGACCACAAAATGCAGGCGCTGTATGACGACAGGGCGGTCGGGATCAAGCGCAACGAAGGCATTCCATTTGATGACGATAATGTCGAACAGGTGTTTGGCGAAACAGACGACGAAGAATCGGACGACGAAGAGAAAGATTGAACATGCTGCCAGCGCGCGACTATTTGGGTGACGAAGTTTGGAAGGAATGGAAGCAGGATTTTGACCAACTCATGGCTTATCGCAAGACCATCAAAGGCAAACCCGATGCCTACCAGCGCGCCATGCTGGAACTCAACCAGCCTTGGATAGATTTTTACAAGACCGCATTATTCCATGATGCCGGAAAACCGGATTGCAACTGCCGCAGATGTGCCCAATCATTGAAAAGGATGAAAAATAATGTTCAATAAATTTCGCCGTTATTGGAAAGCATTTTTCATCCTGGTTCGTTACAACGAATATGTTTTCTATATTATTGAACAAGAGTGTTTTAATCAATCTGAACTCAAAGAAAGAGTAAAAGATAATGAGCAATATGTGGAAAACTGTAAATTAAAAAAATTCGCTCAGCAGAATTATGCGGATGTTCAGGCCGGACTATGGAGAGAAGGTACTAATTAATGGCATCTTTGCTTCCCGACCGTAAAAACACTGCTCCTACCGCCCAGACCGGCGGCAGGAATGGTGCCATCAGCACGCCGCGCGGCGACACACCCGACTGGCTCTCGCGCGCCCAGCGTGCCTATAGCTCATCCACCACCTATGTGGACGCGAACTATCGCAAACAGTGGGAAGACTCGATCCGCTCATTCAACAACCAGCACGCCACCGACTCGAAATATAACGCCCCCGCCTACGACAAGCGCAGCAAACTGTTCCGGCCAAAAACGCGGTCCATCATCCGCAAGAACGAAGCCGCCGCCGCAGCGGCTTTTTTCTCCAACCTGGATGTGACCAGCATTTTACCTTCCGACCCGAACAACAAGGCCGAAGTCGCAAGTGCCGCGATCATGAAAGAACTGATGCAATACCGCCTGACCAAAACCATCCCGTGGTTTATGGTCGTGCTGGGCGGTTTGCAGGATGCGCAAGTGGCCGGCGTGGTGTGCGCGCACGTCTACTGGAAATACGAAGAACGTAACCCTGAAAATGTGGCGGAGCGGACGGGTTTGAAACCCGCCCCTACGGAGGAAACGTCTGATCTGCCGGAAGACGCCATGCTGCGCCAAGTTCCGCCCGAAGTCATGATGGGCACCACCGGCATGTCGCGTGATGAAATGATGGGTAGGGGCGGGTTTGAAACCCGCCCTTCGCAAGACGAAGAATACCCCGCCCAAACACAACTGCCTGACAATGCGATGCAGGCCACCCCCGAAGGTTTGAGCAAAGAAACCGCACCGCCCATTGAAGGCGAAATCGTAGTAGAACAAGAAGCAGTCGTCATCCTGAAAGACGAACCCGCCATAGACCTCATCCCGGTGGAAAACCTGCGCATCGACCCATCAGCAAGTTGGATCGACCCGGTAAACACCTCGCCCTACCTCATCCACCTCATCCCGATGTATGCGATGGATGTCAAGGCCAAGATGAAAACCGGCGAGTGGAAAAACATGTCCGAGTCCGAGATTGCGGCAGCGACCGAAATCACCCCCGACTCCACCCGCATCACCCGCAACAAAAACAAGGACGACCCCTATACCGGCGCATCGAGAGACGTATCCGACTACGAAATCATCTGGATACAGCGCCACATCCATAAGTCCAATGGCGACGACTGGGAGTTTTACACCTTGGGCGACATCGCCCTGCTGACTGAAGCCCGCCTGTTAAAAGACAGCGTATTCACCGGCAAGCGTCCCTATGTCATTGGCAATTGCAATATCGAAACCCACAAGGTCATGCCGTCCCCCATCACCCTGCTAGCAAAGGGCTTGCAGGACGAAACCAACGAAATCGCCAACCAGCGCATCGACAACGTAAAGTTTGTGCTAAACAAAAAATGGTTCGTAAAGCGCGGCAAGGAAGCCGATGTAACCGGCCTGCTGCGCAATGTGCCCGGCGGCGTGGTCATGCTGGACGACCCCGAAACCGACGTGCGTGAAGTGACCTGGCAGGATGTCACAGCCAGCTCGTTTCAGGAACACCAGACCCTCTCGCTGGAAATGGACGAACTGCTCGGCAGTTTCAACCCTGCCGCCCTGATGATCGCCGGGGCGAACAACTCCCCGGCCAAGAACATGCAGATGGTATCGAACAGTTCCGGCACGCTGACGGAATACCTGATCCGCACCTATGTTGAAACCTTCGTGCAGCCGGTGTTGCGTATGCTCATGCTGCTCGAACAAAAGTACGAAACCGACCAAGTCGTGCTGGCCTTTGCCGGCAAGCGGGCAGAGCTGTTCCAGCGGTTCGGCATCGACAAAGTAACCGATGAATTACTGGAAAAAGAACTCACCCTCACCGTGAACGTCGGCATGGGCGCCACCGACCCGAACGCCAAGCTGAACCGCTTCATCGCGGGTATTACCGCTTACACCGCTGTGATCTCTCGTCCCGTCCCCGGACTCAATGTAGCCGAAGTAGGCAAGGAAATCTTCGCGCACCTGGGCTATTCTGACGGGGCGAGGTTCACGACCGTGGACAACCCGCAAGTGCTGCAACTGCAACAACAACTGCAACAGGCACAAGGCATCATCCAGCAACTTCAGCAAAAGACCAAGGAAAAACAAACCGGCCATATGGTATCCTTGCAGAAAGCACGGGAAGGCAACCAGACCAAGCTGACGGCGGTACAAATACAGGAAGAAAACGAGAATAAACGTGCCGTGGCGACCCATATGCGCGCGCTGATGGAAGCGCAGCAGATGCTTGGGAAGACAGGAAAGGTAGTTTAAATGAACCCCACCGAAACCGAAGTATTAGTCGATGTCGCCGTGCTGGGCGAACAGGTAGACCAGTTCCTCAAGAGCCATATTGGCAGATACATGGTAGCAAAGGCCGAAGCGGAATACGATGCCGGTATCGAATCGCTCAAAAACTGCGACCCCTACGACCCGATAGGTATTAGCGCGGCGATGAACGTGGTAAAACGCGCCGAAAGTATCAAGGAATGGCTGGTAGAAGCGGTGGGGGCAGGGTTGCGCGCGCAGATGATTCTGGAGGATCGGGAAGAATGAGTTATAACTGATTTCAGGTATAGTTTGGTATAAAGCATCAAAACGCATGGCGATTGTCCCCGGTGAAAGCAGAAGTCTTTAAAAAGATGTAACTGAAAGGGGTTGGTCCGTCCCCGAACTATTTTGGGGATGATTCCGCAAAGACAGTCGCCATCCGTGTTGGTGCGAACGCATGAAAATGCACAGGGCAGTGAATAAGAGTAGGTAGCAATGCAGAACCAAGCAATTGCAAGCCGAAGTCGCCGCTAGAGCTTGGGTGAAACGGCCACCAACAACCAATCGTAGGGGCGGGTTTCAAACCCGCCCTTGGCACGCTGCATAACAACCCACACGGGCAGGTTTGAAACCTGTCCCTACGCATTTATATAAGACCGCCTTTGCGGTCTTTTTTCATTTCCAAGCCCCTCTTTCGGGGCTTTTTTCATTTTCGGAGAAAAAAATGCCCATAGAGAATACCGACCAGACCAAAATCAATATCCCCGATGAAGGCGAAACAATCGGCAGCGCGAATGATGCACGTCTGAAAATGTATTCGCAGATCAACGACCAGAACGACAAATCGCTGGCCGACAATGGCGACTTGGCGGACATAAATGACGATGGCACCACCACCGCATTCAGGGCCGAAGAAAACCTTACCGATGAAGAAATCACCGAACGCGAATTGCAACGCGCGCAGGACGAAGCGAACCAAACAGACACGGACGAAACTGCCCCCGTGGATGCGCCGGTAAAACACAAACTCAAGGTCAACGGCAAAGAACTTGAACTCACCACCGAAGAATTGATCGAGCGCGCACAGAAAGTCGAATCCGCCGATGAATACCTTAAAGAAGCCGCGCGCTTAAAGCGCGAAACGCAACCCCAAATTACCCAGCCGCAACCATCTGTAGCAGACGATGCGGCTGTACTCAGCGAAGAGCGGAGGGCGCTGGTCCGCGCCATACAAATGGGCACAGAAGAAGAAGCAATGGCAGCTATCGAAAAATTGCAGGCCAGGACGACTCCATCCGTGAATACGGACGACATATCCAGGGCTGTCGATGAGCGCATTACTTTCAACGATGCCGTAACGTGGTTTCAATCCGAGTACAAGGACTTGGTCAGCGACCCCACCCTGCTGAACGTCACCCTGCAACGCGACAAGGAATTGCTCGCACGGGGCGACACCCGCAGTTACCGGGAACGCTACGAAGAAATCGGCAAGGAAGTCAGGACATGGCGAGACCAACTCGTCAAGGCCGCGACCCCTGCCGCACCTCCACCTCCGGATAAGCAAGCCCGCAAGGCAGCGGCGCCGGTCGTACCTGTCGGAGCCAGCACCAAGGCGCCGCAAGTGGCCGACGATGAAGAAAATGAGGAATCCGTTGGAGAGATCATATCCGCGATGGCAAAAGCACGCGGCGGTCCCCAATGGCTTCGCGGTTAATCGACAATCAAGGAGAATTATCATGGCCGGTCAGGTTGACGGACATCTTGCATAAAATGGCAGGATAGTCTATACTTCATTTCATCTTCGTATGGAGGATGATATGGACCTTACCAAGGACGAGATAGACAGATTTAAGCAGAAATACACTGAAACAAATCAGGAAGATTGCTGGGAATGGCAAGGAGCGAAATACCAGAATGGTTATGGAATGATTTCGCTTCGGAGAGGGAAGAGAAAAACCTTCTCCGCTCACAGAATATCGTGGATGATTGCAAACAATAGCAATATTTCTGATGGAATGATGATATGCCACAAGTGTGACAATCGCTTATGTGTAAACCCGAATCATTTGTATGCGGGAACAGGTAGTGATAACAACACAGACACATTGATTCGCAAACGCGGAAACAGGAAGATCGGTGAAAATTGCTCATGGGCAAAGCTGACTGATGCTGATGTTTTGTATATCCTGAATAGCAATGAAAAACAATGCGAACTGGCAAAAAAATATCATTTAGACCCGTCAACAGTGTGTCAAATTAAATCGGGCAAGCGGTGGAAACACCTGTCTCGTAATAAAGCTTGACATTAAAACTAGGTGAATTGCTGGAAACCCCTACCGTGTGGTGACGAGGGCAATCAGCAGCGAAGCTCCGCAAGGAGAACGTTCAACGACTATCCCTTCGGGGAGTACGCTCAAGTGAGCGGAAGCGCCTGGCATCGAAAGATGAAGATATAGTCTGGTCTGCATGGAAACATGCAGCGGCTCGCAAGAGCGGCATGAAAATAACGACTTCATGTGAACATAAACGATGGGCAGTAAATTCATTGGGCGGATACATGTATTCGCGCCAACTGAGCAACGTCCTGCGTATGGCAGTGCAACCGCTCGTCAAATTCCGCCAGTTTGCGGACGTGCGCGATGCGAGCCAGCAGGGCAAGAAAAAGGGCGACATCTTTACCTGGGATGTCTTTTCCGATGTAGCCAATCCCGGCGGAGTGTTGACCGAAACCAACACCATGCCGGAAACGAACTTCACGATTGCTCAGGGCACTCTGACCATCACCGAAGCCGGCAATAGCGTTCCGTACAGCGGCAAGCTGGACAACCTGTCCAAATTCCCGGTGATGGAACTGATCCAGAAGGTGTTGAAAAACGACTCGGTCAAGACGTTTGACCGGCTGGCCTGGACGCAATTCAACCAGACCCCGCTGCGCGTCATCCCGACCGGGGGCACCGATACCGCCGCCATCACGCTCTACACCAACGGCACGGTAACCGGCACCAACACCATCGCGTACAACAACGGCCACGCCAAGAGCATCGTGGATACCATGAAAGAGCGCAACATCCCCGCTTATCTGGGGGATGACTACTACGCCCTCGCCTGGCCCACCACACTGCGCTCGTTCAAGAACAACCTGGAAACCATCCACCAGTATTCGGAAACCGGCTTCAAGTTGATTATGAACGGCGAAATCGGGCGTTACGAAAACGTGCGCTATGTCGAGCAGACCAACATTGCCAAGGGACTCGGCACCACCGGCATCGCCTCCACCGCAACAGGTGGCGACATGGTGGAATGGAGCCAAGGCAAGTCGGACTGGATTTTCTTCTTCGGCAACGACACCGTGGCGGAAGCCGTGGCCGTGCCGGAAGAAATGCGCGGCAAGATTCCGACCGACTTTGGCCGTTCCAAGGGCGTCGCCTGGTACTACCTGGGCGGCTTCGGCATCGTTCACACCCTGGCAGCCAACGCCCGGATCGTGAAGTGGGATAGTCTGGTCTAGGATGCAGGATACAGGATGCAGGATTCAGGAAAAGCGCGGGCTTTGCCCGCACAACACCCCTGACACCTGAATCCTGAATCCCGAATCCTGAAAAATTTAGGAGAAAAATCATGAGTCAAAAAAGTATGGCTTACGACCATCCCGCGTATATCGTCCGCGACAGTTTTTCGTTCGGCGCGAATGCAGCGGGCGCGTCTTCGGCTACGGCCAAATTTGTTGCGTTCACTGCCATGCACGTATTCTCGATCGGCGCGACCACATTTGTGGCCGGCAGTTCGACCTATACCGCATGGAACGGCACCGCAACGGTCACCACCACCGGCACTGGCGATTCGATTTCCGGCATCAAGGTATCGGGCACCACCACCAGCACCTACGGGCCTTATGCCCTCAGTGCGATTGCGGGCGGATTCTCGCGCATCCAGATCAGCGGCACGGGTGTGGGTTCGTCTACAGCCAATGGCGGTGTGGCACTGGCGGCGGGTGACACTTTCCATCTGGTGCGGGGCACGGACGCGACAGCGGTGGAAATCCCCGTAATCGAATACGCCATCGACCCCGAAGCATCGGTCAGCGCGTAACGTAGGGGCGGGTTTCAAACCCGCCCGCTGCGGATGTAATTAAATGCGCTGCGGGCAGGTTTAAAACCTGCCCCTACGCCTTTTACAAGGAGAATTATCATGGCAAACAACGAAAAAATCACCGGCATGTCGGGCACCTACAACGACATTGGTGAAAAGAGCGGTTTCATCACCGACGGTTACCTGGACAAGAAAGGCACGCCGCAAGGCGAAGGCGCAATGTTCAATCGTATGCCGCCCGGACAAGAAATCGAAAACCAGGTCGTGGCAGAAATCAACGCAATGCCGTATCGCAAGGTAGTAGAAGAAAGCTATCCCGAAGATGGCTGGTCGCCAAAGCCCAAAATCGTGGTGTAAAAAGGCAGTCGTAAGACGTTAGTCGTTAGACGTTAGTTAAAGGCCGCGCAGCGCCAACCTTAACTAGCGACTAGCGACTAATAACTAGCAACTAAAAAGCCGCTTTTAGCGGCTTTTTAAAGGAGAACATCATGACATTCGGACAACAAGTAGACTGGTATATCGACGAACACGACGACATCCGGCCAAAAATTCAGGGCACGCCGCTGGCTTCTCCCGCCTTTGCCGCCGGTAATGTGCTGGGCGGAGATCAGGCGCAGGGCAATCAGGTCAATCTCGCGGTATTGGCCGGCAAGGGCGTGCGGCAGGGCGCCATCAACGTGCAGATTATCCGCGCCTTGGGGCAAGACTTCACCTGGGATGGCAACCCGGACTGCGGCATCAAGATCATTGCGCGCAACTACGCCGCCAATGCCGCCAATCAGGGCGCAGAACGCGGCATAGACGTGCAGGCGCGCAACAGTGGCACCAATGCATCATGGTGCAACGCCGGTAACTTTAATGCCCGTAACGACAGCGGCAAGACCGCCTACCAGTTGCAGGGAATCACCATCCGCTGCGAAAACTACGGCACGCTCGAAACCGAAGCCGTCGGCCTCGATGTCAACATGAGCATCGAAAATGACACCGGCGCACCCGTAAAGGATGCCATCCGCGTGCGCAATACTGATGCCTCCGGCATGACCGCCTGCAATTCGGTCATTTCGGTGAGCAACACCAGCACCAACGGCTTTACCTCCCTGCTGGATTTAACCGGCCTGACCGCCGCCAATGCCACCCTGATTTCAACCAGCGGCTCGGCGGCCACCACCTGGGCGGGACGCATCAAGATACTGGATGCATCGGGCACCGCAGCGTGGATCAACATCTACTCGACCAGCGGTGAGGCATGATGATGACCATCGAAGCCATCAAAACACGGCTTGCAGAGCTTGAGCAACAGCGCAAACAACTGCAAGCCAACCTGTTTGCGATTGATGGCGCGTTGCAGGATTGCGAATACTGGCTGGCACAGTTTCAAGAGCCACCGGCAAACGAAATAGCAAGCCATTTGCGTTCAAGACAAGAAGGAGACGAATCATGAGCGGACTTCAAGAGAAATTCCAGGTCATCCTGCCGCCGCAGCCCAATGAAGACGACGGCACCGAATGGGTTACATTCGAGTCAGTACGCGACCCAAGCCGTAACAATCCATCCGTCGAAATGCCGAAACTGGATTTGCAGAACAAAAACCGGATGGAACGGCATATCGCGGGCAGCACCGACTTTTCATATGACACCAACCCAAAAGCGTTGGAAACCGGCTACACCCGCCAAGAAATGAAAGGCGCAGACGACCAGTACACCGGCGAACATGTCGAGCATTTTTATGGCGAAGTAGTGGATGAGTTGGGTAATGCGGGATTTGTGGAGCGCAATAACTATTTAGATCGCGCGTAGTGTTGTAATTATTACTCTTTGTGATACCATATAATCTCTCACAGGAGGCTATATGGAAATTGAAATTATCAGGGAATACAAAAGTAGAATTTGTTCAATTGAAGGATGTGGACGACCAATAAAAGGTAGAGGAAAATGTAGCAAACATTTTCAGGAAGAAAAAAGACGCGAAGAAGGTATTCCAGAACGAAATAAAAGAGGCACTTGCAAATTGGAAGGCTGCACACATCCTCAACATGCTCGTGGTTTTTGTAGTAATCACTATCAAATAGAAAAAAGAAACGGAAATATAAAATTCCGCAAACGAGCGCCAAATGGAACAGGAACGATTGATCCGATTCATGGATACAGAGCAATAAGCATCAATGGTAAGCAAATTATGGAACATAGGCACGTGATGGAAATACATCTTGGCCGAAAACTATATGCTCATGAAAATGTTCATCATAAAAATGGCTTAAAAACGGACAATCGCATTAAAAATTTGGAACTTTGGTCTAAAAGTCAACCTTGGGGTCAGCGAGTCGAAGACAAGATTGCATGGGCAAAAGAACTTCTGATGTTATATGAACCAGATGCTTTGAAAGAAAAGGAATAAACAATGCACTTTGACCCCACCAAACCCCACGGCGTGGTATCCAACCATTCCCAAATCCGCTACGAACAAAACGGCAGGTCTTATGACCGCCAGTTTCGCTTGATTGGCGGCGTGCCGGATGCGGAAGAAGAAATTGATACCGTGGTAGCTCCCAAGCCGCTCGAACCCGGTGAACGCGATTTTGAGCTGGAACAGGCGCGTGCATTCCTGCTTACCGTATTGGCCGAAGGCCCGATCCGCCGCGCGGAACTCTACAAGGTGGCCGAGACCAACAACCAGTCATGGGACAAGGTAAAAACCGCCTTCGCCGCTATGGAAGGACAAATAACCAAGCGCAACAACTCGGTTTTCTGGCAGTTAAAAGCCGCGTAGGGGCGGGTTTAAAACCCGCCCGTGCGGATGTAATCAAATGCGCTGCGGGCAGGTTTAAAACCTGCCCCTACGATGAGGTTTAACTATGCCAAATAAGATTCAAGACCTCTTTGGCGACTGGATACAGTTTGATTGCCCGACCGACGGTGTTCACTATGCCATAGCAGTTGCAAATCGGGTTTGGGACCCTATCTCGCTGATGTGGGTGAGCGAGACGCAGCCGGGCGGTGGCGGGGGTGGCGGTCCGGCGACGATTGCGGATGGCGCAGACGTGGCAGAAGGTGCCACCACGGATGCGGCGATCATCACCGATACCACCGGCACCGTGTCGGGCAAACTGCGCGGATTGGTGAAGATATTTGCCAGCATGTGGGATTCGGTAAACGGCAGACTGCGGGTTGATGGTTCGGAAGTGACACAACCCGTATCAGGAACGGTAAGTGTCAGCAATTTTCCTGCATCGCAGCCGGTCAGCGGGTCAGTCAGCGTATCCAACTTCCCCGTTACCCAACCTGTATCCGGTTCAGTAAGCGTCAGTAACTTTCCTGCTACTCAACCCGTATCGGGATCAGTCAGCGTTACCGGCACCGTTACTGTAACGGACGTGGCAACCGAAGCAACCCTTGCCAAAATACCCGGACTCGCGATACCGATTTTCGACTATTGCGCGCTGGCGCAGAACGCTACACAGGACATCTGGACCTTCAAGACCGGCGGGGCGGGCGGGACTCTGGTCGCCACGGTGACCATCACTTATACCGATGCGACCAAAGTAACCATTTCCACCGTCGCCAAGACCTGACATGGCTTTTACCTTCAATCCCTTCACCGGCAAGCTCGATTATTACCAGCCTGCGGCGGCAGCGGGAGCGGCACAGTTCGGGGGGATTTATAAGGTTGCCAACGGCGAGACCTTGACCATAGATGTGGGCAGGGTGTTGTATGAATACCATCTATGCACGGTTGACGGGATTTTAATAATTAACGGAATTCTGCAACCGCTATGACAATTACAACAGTTCAAGTCCAGACCGTAGCCACCAGCCCGGTTACGCTGTCAGGCGAACAAACGATAAATGGCATCGTGCTGGTGGACGGGAACAATGTGCTGCTGATTGCCCAGGCGGACACACTGGAAAATGATGTGTGGATTGTCAGGACGGGCGCGTGGGAGCGGAATGCCGCGACCCTGGTCTCCGGCGCGATTGTGATGGTGCTGCACGGGGGCGTGTACATCCTGATGAACACCGGCACTATCATCAAAGGTACGACAGTTTTAACCTTTGACGAACTCAACAATACCAAGGTGCAGAACATATTAGCTGAAATAATCGCTACAGGAATACCGGGAATGGTTTATCTGGTGCATAGCGGTGATTCTTACACGATACCGGACGGGGTGGTCATGCAGTATTCGACCGTCACCAAGACGGACGGGAATTTAACGATAGATGGCATTGTTTCCGCAAAATAATAGGAAGGAATTGCTTTATGGCACAGTTTAATTTAAAAAATACCGCACAAGCTGATGCAGTGACGCCAGATGCGGGATACATCGCAATCTTTTCCGACAGTGCTGACAGCATCCCGAAATACAAGGATTCGAGCAATGTAGTGCATACGTTCCCGACCTCATCATTGAGTTCGGCTACCCCGCTGCCGGTAGGCACGACGGGCGATCCCGGCACAGGTTCTACAGGTTCAAAAAACGACCACGTTCACGCGCATGGCGCACAGACTGACCCGACCCTTCACGCGGCAGCCACAACGGCCACGGCAGGGTTTACGACATATGCCAGCGACGCGGAAACCATTACGGGAACAGAAACGGCAAAGACCGTCACGCCGTCCAACATCACCGCCAAGATTGACACTGACGGTACGCTCGCAGGCGACTTGGACACGCGCATTCCTTCGCAGAAAGCCGTAAAAACCTACGCCGATACAAAAATCCCATTAACGCAAAAAGCGGCAGCATCCGGCGTGGCCTCTCTTGATGCGGGATCACTGGTGGTGCAAAACCCGGCCAATGCAACTGCCACCCCGACCGCCTCCAAAATAGTGATTGCGGATGCGGGCGGATTAGTCAATGGCTGGGTTTCCCCCGCTACAACATCCGTTGCGGGCTTGATGCCGGCGACAGACCGGCTTTACCTGTCGCAGCATATCGTCTCTACCTCATTGACTGCGGCGGTTGTATCTTCCGGCACGACCGAGAAAGTTCTGCTTCAGATGCTGGTGCCGGCCAATGCGGCGAAAGTTGGGGATGCCTTCAAGATACGATTGATTGGTAATTCGTCTTCCACCGGCACGCTTATCTTCCGGGTCAGAGTGGGAGCAGCCGGGACGATAACTGATACACAGACCTGGATTTCAACCACCTCGGCGATGCAGGCAGCCAATGCCCGTGCGGGCGTTGATCTTGTGCTTACGGTGCGTTCAACAGGTATTGGTACGGTTTACACCGATGGCAATGCCCATGCCGGGGCCGCCATGCTGCCCACGCTTATCGGCGCACCGGCGACAGCATCCGTGACCACGACGGCCAACTGGTACATCAACGTGGATGTCACCTGTTCATCGGGCACCTTCTCCGCGCAAGCAGGCGTAATCGAGGCGTTGCAGTAATCGGGTAAATTGCCATGACCGTATACGATACACAATATTTGTTTGACTTGATCAGCAGCAAGATGGGCGCCGACATCACGCTCAACGGGGAAATCCGAGAACTGGACGTGCCTTTTTTGATAAACGAGGCGCACAACGCTCTGGTGATCTATACCGTCGAACTGGCGGCAACGGCACCGTTGGCGGAAGAGGAATATGCGCAAGTAGACCTGCTATGCGACCAGTATGAAACGCCCAGCACGCTAATAACCAGCGCCTATCTGAAAGGTCAACAGTTGCTTGGGCTAGTCGGAATAGGTCTGACAACAACGGAAAGACAAGTGTTGATAGGTTACGTGCCAATGGGTCAATACGTTTGCCTGGCAACAGCCGGCACCGGAACGAAAACCTTGATTTATTCTTTTGAACTTATGT